TTTTTCCTCCATCTGATTGTTGTTGGTTATCGTAATAATCTGTTCTTTTCTCATATTGGTTGTCTCCTTTTCGATAAAAAAATAGCCAGCAGGGTTTATCCCTAACTGGCTGTTAAAAGTTGCTTTATATGATCAGGCATAGCCTGTTGTAATGATAAAACCGGGCTTTCCCCGATATGTTTTGCTGTTACCACCTCCTTTTATGGCACAAAAAAGCACCTTAACTATAATTGGCTAAAGTGCTTATATGAGTTCGTTATTAAAATATTTTAGTGTCAGACAAACTTGAATTTTTATTTATGAATGCATCTTGTTCTTTATGCGCAGACAGGCTTCTGTGTGCATAATCCAATGTCTTGAAAACGGCATTTGAATTAGTCCACGAATATCTTTACTACACCAATAATCAATCAGCCAAATTGCTTTTTCATCACAGTTTACTACATTCAGCGATTTTAAATAGCCTTTTCTTTCGTCTGGAATTTTCCATTTCAACTCATCATAAGAAAACCGTTCAAGTATTTTCTCGGTGCTTTCTCGTACTTCAAAAATATACGAATATAGCTCTTCCAGATTAAGCTGCTTTGAAAAATCGGCAATCTGCTGTTTAACGAGTTCATTTCCGGTTGTGATGATTGGTGAATTGATACGCACTTGATAATTGCCAGTAAAAAATACCTGTTCATCTTCAGTTATCACTGTATGCGCAACAATATCTTCAATACGAAAAATATGCCAAATTGAATAGGCAATCGTCTTGCTATGGTAACCATCAGCGTTTATAAAGGGGATTGCATTAAAATCTTCTCTGCATAAATCTTCTTTGAAAGATACCAAAGTTTGCATTAACTGTCTTCGCAAATTAAATAAAGTATCAATGCCCATCTTATAAGTATCTTTCTTTTTTATTTGAGCCTGCATTGTTTTATTAAGTTCAGACCATTCCTTATTCATAATTCATATTCCATCCCCTCTCAAATACCGATTTACGAAACTCTTTAATTTCGCATAGGCACATTATACCACAGCTCCTGTGCCTATGCGACACCTTTACTGCTCCTTCCGGTACGAACTCATCTTCTCCACCGTCACTTCCGGATAAAAATAAGTAAGTATCGTTGCTTTTGGAACACCTGCCGCAAGTGCTTTCTTCACTTCCTCCTTCTGCTCCGCTGTATATGACCAGTGCATCATTCGGTTTGTGATTGTATCCTCCCACTTCGGCTTCTCCCTTTCAGGATTTCTTACAGGCTTCTCTCCTCCATTGGTACTGTCGGAGTTCTCCGCTTTCTGCGACTCATCGGCATATTCAAACTCATTTGCCTGCTCCCTGTCGATTTTCGCCTTCTGCTCTGCCTCATCCTGCATTGAAAATCTCCTGCTTAATTCCTTATCCCCAAGCAGCATAAACTGCTCATAGGTCAGTGTATCAATATACACATTTTCGCCCTTATCCTTCATTTTTTCATAATGCTTAATGACTTTTTCCGACAAAATCTCAAATGGCGGTCCAATGATACGATCAGCTCCCTGTGTCTTATGGACATAGGCTTTTCCCTTTCCGTCCGCTGTCTGATTAAACATCGGGTGTCGGAATGGAATATACTTATTGTCCATTATCGGATCAAAACCACGGATAAAAATAATACATTTCTTATTATCCAGCTTTCTGACCTCATCGGGTGTAAACAGTTCCCTGCCTAAAACATCATAATTCCTTGATGAGCTTCCCTGTCTGCCCTTTGTCTCTCCGCTTGATTTTTTATCAATCGTGCCTTTACCCAAAAGCTCCGAGACATACTTGTGTGTACTCTGCTCATTGCCTCCAAGATATATGAAGGTATCGCAGTTGCCGGGGATTGTTTCCCAAGTATCTTTGAAAAGTGCCTTTAGCTGGGCGAAATTCTGAATGATGATAATACTTGAAATCTCCCGGCTTCGCATTGTCGATAACAACGAACAGAAGTCATCAGGCAATGCGACATTCGCAAATTCGTCTAACATAAAGGTGACGTGAATTGGCAGTCTGCCACCGCAGTTAAAGTCTGCCTGATAGTACAATTCCTGAAATATCTGTGTGTACAGCATACCGATAATAAAGTTATAGGATTTATCACTATCCGGGATTACACAGAACAGTGCTGTCTTTGTCTCCCCATCTCCATTGACTCCAATGCCGATATCAGACAGGTTCAGTTCATCTTTGGAGAGCAGGCGTAAAACCTGCTTATTTTCAAGAAATGCAAGTCTTGAGTTTGCACTGATGATAATGGAACGGACAGTATCTCCGGCACCCCTCATACATTTGTTATACTGTTTGACTGCCGGATGGTTTGCTCCAAGCGGCGAACTCTCCTCTAAAAACTTCATACGGACATCCAGCTTTGAAGCCTTTCCCGGTTCCTTGACCTCTGCTTCTCCAAGCAGCTTCAAAACTGTCTCAAAGTTTCGCTTTGCAGGCTGCACCTCCAGCCACACATAATAGAAAATTGCCTGTAAAAACAAGCCTTCCGCTTTCTCCCAGAACGGATCACTCGGTGTTGAGCCTTTTGGTGTGGTATTACTGATAAGATTGGTAATCAGCTTCACCACATCAGTTTCCTCTCTGATATAGGAAAATGGATTGTAACAGTCTGATTTATCCATCTCCAAAAGATTGATAACTTTTACATTGTACCCGTTATCCTTTAACATCTGCCCACAGCTTCTTAATATCTCTCCCTTTGGATCGGTACAGATAAAAGAACAGTTATGCGGCATCTGCATAAGATTCGGTTTTACTTCATAAAATGTCTTTCCTGCTCCGGAACCACCACAGATAAGTATATTTCCATTGAGCTTGAGTCTCCTGAAATCCAGCGACATCTTCACATTCTGGCTGAGTATCCGGTTGAAATTTTCATCCTTATCTGCAAGTATCTTGTTGACCTGCTTCGGATTTTCAAATCTTGCCGTACCAAATTCTTTGCCAGGCATATAATTTCTCTGACTGGTGTAATACATGACAATAGCCATCGCATAGATACCTAATGCAATGGCTACTGCTTTTACTGTATTTGAATTGTAATAATTGGCAAAAGGAACAGCACATACTTCATTGAATCTGTCCATAAATTCATTAAAGGCAATCCCTTCCGTCCACGCACCATTTATCAGATAACCAAGATACCCTGCTAACACTGCACCCACAAGGATGAATATCAGTGACGGCTTTTTCTTTGTTGTCTGCATAGGCTGCTACCTCGCTTTCTTTGTGGTAACAGTTTTCTTCTGTGTGGTCTTTTTCTGCTGCTTCTGCACTTTCTCGTAACGCTCCCTGACAGATAACTCCACCTTGTCGTAGTGAGTATAAAGCTCGGTTCCTTTCTGGGTTGTCACCACACGATTCTGCTCATCGTAGAGCTTATAATCCTTGGTGGAATCAAGGAAGGTAAGCATTGTCTTTCCACCATGAATCTCCATGATGTTTTCCTTACGGAGCCATACATATCTTGCCTCTTCTCCCCATGTGCCGGGAACTCTGGTCTTAACAGCATGGTCATTTTCTTCGATAATCAGCTTCTTGCTGATTGTCACATCTGACAGGTTCGCATTTTTTGATGCTGCAACTGCCCTCATTCTCTCAGCAAGGTCCTGATAGCCTCTGACACGGTTGATAAATGCATCCTTGTCCATCATGACTGTATGGGTGCCATCCTCATTTTTCTTTCCAAGCACACCGATTGTCTCAAGCTGTTTGATAACACTTTCAGCCTGCTCACCATTGATACTGAAATTCTCCTTGACCTGATCCACACTGATAGCTTTCTTTTCCATTGCAAACATTCCGACCTTTTCGATCAGTCCGTCAATAGCGGTATTAACCCTATCCCCTTCTATCGTGTGGCTTTTCTCGTTTCCCTGCTGTTTCTTCAAAAAATCCATCAGCTTGCCAAGGGATTTTTCATCTCCATTCTTCAGATAATCGTCAAATGTGGCAATCTTACCAAACTTGAGCTTCTGTATCATCATATTCACACGGGGAACTGCCTCTGTATGAAAGATTACCTCACTCAGTCCATCTTTCCTGTTACAGTCTGGAAGTACCGAATACAGGATTCCATACTTCTTTGCCATCTTTTCAACCTTTTTCATATCTTCGGTATTAAACTGCAACACCTGTAAATCGCCACCTTTTAAGATCAGCTTTCTCATGGATGTCTTGCCAAGTGACTTTTCATAATCAAGCATCCCTTTTAAGAAATCTATTGCCTTCTGCATGGCAGCAATGCCGCCGCTTCCTACCTTCATGGCAATCTCAATGCCATCATAAGCTACACGGATGATCTGCACCGCTTCCTGAATCTCTTCTGCCATTATCGCACCTCCACTTTCTCTCTGACTGTTGTTTTAAGCGTTTCTGTCTCTGTAGTACGGATTTCCTCGGCTGATACATCAATACCATAAGCAGTCAAAATATCTGCCAGATGATTGATTGCTTTCTCCTCCTCGATACGATACATTTCAAGTGCCACAAGCAGGTTTTCCACCTGTTCCACCCATGCAGGCTTCATATCATATTTAGACCTGTATGTGACCATAATCTCGTCCGACTCAGCCTTATCCGCTGAATGTGCCAAAGCTTCAATAAGAGAAATCGTGTCTTCCTTGCTGCCACTTCTGAATGCGAACTGGACAACAAAGTTTTTCTCTTCCTCTGTAAACTGATGCTCCACACCATTCATCTCTGTTACTGCTTCATTTACTACTGCTAAATTCATAAGTTCCTCCTAATCTGCCATGCTGTTTTCAAGCACAGCAATCTCAATGATCTCCTTCATCTTTTCCGCTGAAATGTTGTTGTTTATGAGCTCTACAAGCTGTGACTCAGTAAGTCCCTTTTCTATTGCACTCTTAATCTGCACAAGCTGCGCCGGAACAAGGTCTCCCGATGCAACCAGCTTTACAATGTCTGCTCTTGACTTTTTCTTAAATGACAGTCTTGCAAAAAGACTTGCCACTCCGCTGTTGCTGCTCTTTCTCACACTTCGCTCAATCGGAAGTCTCTGCACCACATTTCCAGTACCATCAACTACCGGAATCTGATAATAGACCGGAATCCCGTTTGCCACAGCCTGCATATTCTGCGGAACTGCAACTGTATCAACCATCTTTTTTTCTGCCTGTGGTACGGACTGGCTTTCCTGCGGCTCTGCCTTACTTTCTGCCTCTTTCTTATTCTCTGTGGCAACACTTATGATCTTATCTTCCAATGACTCTATTCTGTCTCCCATACGCTTTATCTCCTTATCCTTTTTCTCAATATCATCCCTGAGTCTTGCAATCGTACTGCTTGCCTTATTCAGTTCATTCTGCTGACTGTTGATAAGAGCATCCTTATCCTGGTTCTCCTTGACCAGACGCTCCCTGACTTCCTCATCATCTTTGGAAGTTTCTATTTCAGAAAGCTTCTTATTCAGGGCATCATACCTTTCATTCTGGTGATTGATTTTTTCGACCACTTCATCCATCTGGGCTACAAGACTTTTCACATACTCTAAATCCTGTGGCACCTGCTCTTTAGCTTTATTAAGCTTATCTAATACGACATCAAACATCCTGCGCATGTTTACTGCTGTATCATCTTTTTGGACTACCTCTCTGATTGCATCAATCGGCACACCTTTTTCATAGTAATCCAATGCTGTCTGCATCTTAGGTGCTGCCATCCTGCTATCTTTCAGCAGCGTTAACAACTCTTCTGATACACCCTTATGCAGACATTTTGATAACACCTTCATCTGCTCAATGTCATAACTTTTGTTAAGATACAGACCGATTTCATCATCAGTCAGTCCATATTCATAATCGCTTTTGACAAGAGCAATAACCTCACTGTCCATATGCTTATTACGAAGAATCTGTATCTTTCTCTCAATCGCCATTTCACTTAATGGCTCTCTTTTTTCTTCCATATATGCCTCCTAACCACTAAAAAAACAGCCTAACGTATCGGCTGTTCTTTTCTGTCTCTTATTGTTTCTTTGTCATACTGCTTCTCTTCTGCCGAAGCTGATACAGTAAGTTCCTTCCATATTGATCTTCCAAGGCTAAGTTCCTTTGATACCGCCCGTTCTGCCTTACAGTCTTGTGCATACTTGCTCTCATATTTCTTTCTAAGACTCTCGACCTCTTCCACACTGTATCCCTGTGCTAAAAGTTCAGTGTTAAGCCTTTCCCATGCATTGTGCTCATCTTCAAAGAAGGTATCCCCACTCTGATAACACGATTCCGCATCATTAAGCTCCCGGATTTGTTCAGCCTTGTCAAAAATATCTTTGAATCTTTCCTTAGCCTTATAGGTCTTACTCTTTTCCTTTGATGCTTCTTTCTTCTTATCCGTCAGATTATCAAGTACCGACACAAGTTCTTCCGCACTCTCAATCTTATGCCTTACCAGAAATAGATACTGCTCCTGCAGCTTATGCATCTTTCGGATATCATCCCTATACTTCCATACCTGACTGTATGGCTTCTTTTTCAGCTTTCCAATCCGGTAAAGCTTTGCATAATATCTTTTCTGCAAGCCTGACATCTTCGCCCTGTGGTATCTTTTGACATAGCACTTTACTATCGCTGCCTGTTTTTCCTCATTCTGTGACTGGTAAAAAGATAAATCTTCCTTAGCAATACGCTCCACAATAGCTTCCTGTGAATAATTCTCGCCAAGAGTCTTACATCTTCTGAATCTTGTCATCCCCTGTGGTCTGACTGCCAGATACTTTCCCTGCTTGACCTCATATCCTTTTTCCGACAGCAGCTCCAGAAATCCACTGAAATCATTTGCCTGTAAAATGCAGGCATCCAAATCTCTTTTTATCATATCTGCCCACACAAAGCTGCCTTCACGATATTCGCTCCAGTCCTTATAATTCTCATGCTGTTTCTCTTTGCTGCCATCCTCCACATCTATAATGGAAAGACCATACTCCTGACACAGCTTATTGGTAATTGGCTGGATATACTTTGCCCAGTCACCTTTCTCATAGCGATACTTTTTCCCATCCACAAAGCTTACACTGTTAAATACAATGTGTGAATGAACATGGTCTGTATTATCATGAACCACAAATACCGCTTCATAGGCATCACCAAGATATTCTGCTACAAACTTCTGTGTTATCTCAAAAGCCCTGTCCGGTTCCACCTCATCCTCTTTGAAAGAAAGAATGATATGATACCCCTGTCGCTTGTCTGTTTTTCCAAACTGCTTCTTTGTATCCATCATCTGCTCAAAAGCCATATCTGTCTGGCAGTTTATGGCTCCCACAAGTCTTCCTCCCTGCGTTTTCTCAGGATTCATCACATAATCCAGTGCCCGCTTTAAATGCCTTGCATGAAAAGAATTCCCGCTGTCCTTCATGTGAAGTATCTTACTGATTGCCAATCTTTACCACCGCCTCGCTGACAGACTGATTCAGCTTTTTCATATATGCCACAAGCTGTTCCTTATCTTTCTTGGAATACAGCTGTGCATTGCTGTTAAATACAATCTGATTGATGTTAATGCCGATACGGTTTACCTCATTAATAAGCTCTTTAAGAAGTTTCCTTACTTCCGGATAATCATTTGGTTTCTGACTGATTAGAAGCCTGATATATTCGGCTTCATTCATTCCATTAGCCTTTGCCTTATCAGAAAGCACCTTCGCTTCCTGTGGCATAAGTCTTAGTGTTTTCCTTATACAATGAACTTTATCTGCCATAGGATCACCTTCCTCTCTTACCCGTACTGTATTCTCTTACTCCTTCTGCTACTGTTACAGCAGCTTTTTCCAGTTCTTTATTACCCAGCTGGGCAATAACCCTGTCTGCAAGCTCTGTGGCAACTTCTATAAGTTCCTTACCATAACTGGTTTTATCAAACAATCTGTCCAGTCTCTTTTCATCTGCTTTCAGACTTTCATACCTGCTCTGATACTCGTTATAGTCGTTAAAATCCTTTGGATCACTCCTGTGTGCTTCCGCATCAAGTATCAGTTCATAGTTCCATTCACAGACAATATCTATAACATCATCTATCGGGTATGGTTCAATTTCACCATTCTCCTCAGCTACATCCTGCCTGTACATCTTCCCATCTGAATCTATGCCAATGGCATAATCATGTCCTTCCATATAGTTAAGCAGAATTGCAGCATCTTCTATCGAAGGGTTTAGTAAGATATCAAATGTGTCTGCCCAGGCAATAAGTTCCTCTGGTTCTGCGATTATTGTAAGTTCTTTATCCATTGCTTTCCTGCACCTCCCTTATCCGTGTTTTGTATATCTCTTCCACCCACACGCCTGTCTGAATCTCTTAGGTTTACGGCTAGATACGCATTAGAGACATCTCTGTCCTAATGCCATCTAGTTAGGGAGAAAATCTCCCTAAAACCCTCTGTTTATGAAAGTGGGGGCGCTTTTTGCCCCCACTTTGCTACTTTGGGGGCGCTTTTTGCCCCCACTTTGCTACTTTGGGGGCGCTTTCTGCCCCCATTTTGTTATTTTGGGGGCGCTTTCTGCCCCCACTTTTATTTTTACTTCAGTCCGGATTTTGTCGTGTCCAAATTGCGGGGGCACTTTTTGCCCCCACTTTGACATTTTGGGGGCGCTTTCTGCCCCCACTTTGCTGTTTTGGGGGCGCTTTCTGCCCCCACACATCAAAATCCGGTTTCTCATGCCCTGACTGGTTCATCTGCTCGCTTATTCATCCTGTTCAGATTAAGCTTTGCCGCTACAAGCCACTCGTTGTAATCCTTATATCCGGCTGGAGGCGGGCAGTCTTCTACCTCATATCCAAGCTCATAATACTTTCTCATAAGTTCAGCTGCCGCCTTCCGTCCCGGCTCATCTCCATCAAGGCAGAACCGGATGGAAGTAATCTGCGGATGTTCCCGAAGAAATGTCTCAAGCGGGGCATCTGCAAGCATTCCAAGTGCCAGCTTATTTGATTCATAATCCGTGAAGATATCAACATAACTCATAAGGTCGATTGCTGCCTCAAATACTACAAGCTCTGTACTGTTTTCATTTACCACATTAAATCCATAGTTCTTATCATTTCCTGTGACATCACACTTGAATGGCTTGCCCTGCTTATCAAACACTCCACGCATACTTGCAAATCTTGTCACTCCATTTTTATCATTTCCTTTGAAAACAACATTGTGGTAATGCCTGCTCTCATAAATCAGTCCTTCTTTTAAAAACAGATCTATGACTGCTCTGCTGATTCCTCTCTCCTGATTCAGATAGGAAATAAGATAGGAATTATCTCCTGCCGGTTCCGGTAGGACAAATGGCTTTCTCTCCTCTGCCTGCTTCTGCGATACCTGATGAACAAGAGGCTGCTTTACAGGCTTCTCAATTCTTTTGTATCCTGCGAAATCTAAAAGCCAGAACACAGCCTCTTTTACACTCATTCCACAAAATACCCGTAAGAAATCTATCTGTGAGCCGCCATTGTTGCCTTTGTCAAACTGCCTTGACCATCTGTACCAATGGCTTCTGTTATAGATACGGATGGAATCCATCTCCTTTAAAGTGTGGTATTTGCCAATCCTCTTTACTGTATACCCAAGGCTTTCAGCAACTGCACACAGGTCAACACTCTTTGCTATGGCAAGCTCTTCATCCGTAAATCTTCCATCCATGCTTTCACCTTGCCTTTCCCTGCTCTGCTACAAGCGGTGACTTGATATCAAGTGTCCGGTAATCTGTGCTTAGGGTAATCTTAGGATTATCAATCATGCCTTTTTCCCTGAAACTGAAAAATTCACGATTGTCTCCACCGACTATGATATGGTCAATGAGCGGTATTCCCATCAGTTCACACAGCTTGTTCATGCGGTCTGTCATCATCGTGTCTGCCTTGCTTGGGAATACATTTCCGGATGGATGACAATGGATTAACATCATGCTTGCAGCATTGCTTAAGATACTTGATTTAAACAGCTCTCTCGGATGTGCCATTGCCTCATTTAAAGAACCAACACTTGCAAAATGCACATTGATAGGTTTTAAATCTGACCTTAGATTGACCACACACACTACTTCCCTGTCAAACTGGCACATACAGTCTCCCATGACAGCAGCTATATCCGCCGGATTGTTAAAGGTGTGCTCCGAATAAATCGGAGCATCCTTTACAAGTCTTACCGAAACCACATCAAGCTTGAAGTCATTCTTCTTTGGCATCAGACACCGCCTCCTCTCCAGACTCGACACGGATAACAAAGTCACCTTTCTGGCTGTTTATGAGAGCAATGAGTTCTTCCATTGTAAGTTCCTGCTCCATAACTGCCTCCTATCTGGACTTTTCCTTCGCATCATATACAAGGGGAGGTTCTGCAACGATACCATCAAGTCTCTTGTTTGGTGTATCAGTTGCAAGGGTGAGTTTTCTTAAATCCTTATCATAGTGATATACCTGATTGGAAAGTCTCTCGTCCAAAGACACCTCCTGCATATTTACCTCGACTACCATCTGTGCAAGCATCTCAGGGCTTCCCATATCTGAAGATACTGCAATAACCTCATGCACGCTCGAAGGGAGAATATAAAGGTCACTCTCTAAACTCTCTGCCAGCTCATGAAGCTCATTCTCATAAAGCATGGATGCTGCACCATTGATACCCTTTTCATTGGAAATCACCCACATCGTCTGCTCTGGTGGAATCTCAGCTATCATCATCTCTGCAATCTCCTGTGGCATCCCATCCCTTGCGAACATTTCTTTCATAATGTCATTCATGCTACGAACGACAGGTGGAAAGAGTCTTCTTGTGTTTTCCACTGCACACTTAAAGAGCTGTTCCTCGCTCATTCCAAGTCTTTTCGCAAATTCATTTGTAATTTTTGAACTCTGCACCGCATCCTTATCTGCACTGATTATTACCTTATACACAATAGAAAGATCCTGGAACTCCCTGTGAGGCACCTGTTCCAAAAATGTTTTATTCTGCTCTGTATTGATGAGCTGGAATACAATCTTCTCGTTAGCATCCCTCATAATGCTGTCCACATCAACAACCAGAGCCTGCTCATATGCCCTTTCCATGAAGTCACATGCAGCCATAAGTGTTTCCTCAAGATCGCCACAGTCCTGATACTTCTTATACATGTCATTGATATAAATCGTAGGCGAAATATTCCTGCCTTCCTCTCTTAAGATGATGCCATCAAGAGTCACATTCACCTTTTCCACGGGTTCTACCACAAGCTTCATTCCTTTGAACTTCTCTGGCATATAATCCATAAACTTTTCTTTTACTACTTCCTTAAAAATCTCGTAATTCATCATATTACGGTTCCTCCTTAATCTAAAAAAGCAGGGAACATAAGTCACTGGCTTACATTCCCCGCAAGGTTAATTGTTACTGTTTATTCTTTTTCTTTCTTCCACGAAGTCCGACTCCAACACCTGTAATAAGTGCAAGTGCACCGATTCCAAGATAAAGAAGCGGATTTGCATTGTCGCCTGTCTGTGGAAGCTTAGGCTCTGTCGGTACATTGACAAGCTTAAGTGTTGTTACAACAACTTCCGGTGCATTGTCATCATATCGAAGAGTTACATCGTGAGCTGTTTCATCAAGGATATATCCGTCAGCTGCTTTTGTCTCAACTACTGTATAATGGATATCTTCCTTAAATGAACCATCCTCATTGTAAGTACAGATAGGAAGCTCCTTGCTCTCTGCATGACCATTCTTGTCAGTAGTGAGTGTATCAAGCACCTTTCCGTCCTTATCCCTTACTTCAAATACAACACCCTCGATCGGCTTTCCGGTTACTTTGTCAGTTTTCTCAATGACAATCTTACCGACTGCCTGTTCATCTTTCATGGATACCTTCTGGATTTCTGCTGTCTCCTTTACTTCAAAGGTTACATCACTTGCCACCTTATATCCATATGGTGCAGATTCCTCTCTGAGTGTGTACTTTCCGACAGGAAGTCTCTCAATCATATGAGTCTTTCCTGCTTCTGATGTCCAGCTCTCAACAAGCTTTCCATCAGCATCAATAACTGAAATCTTTGCTCCAGGTAATTCTTTCTCGCCTGTGATATCAGTCTTTGAAATCTCTACCTTAATCGGTGCATTTTCAAATGCTGCCTCAAACTCGATAACCTTTACCTTATCTCCCTGATATGAAGCATCCACATCAAAAATCTTATCAGACTTCACATAGCCCTTTGGTGCCTCAATCTCTTTGACATAATACTGTCCAAGCGGAAGGTCAGAGGTAAATGTTACTTTGCCATCCTTTCCAGTAACACCTCTCTCAATCTGTGTATCTGCTTTGACAATGACTTTTCCATCTTTATTTACGATATCCTCTTTCGCAAATAAGCCGAATACTGCACCTTCAAGAGCATTCTTCGTCTCTGAATCAGTCTTTGTGACAGTAATCTGCACCTTCTGTCTCTCATTGGTTACATCCATTCCCGCAAATACAACCTTTGTATTCTGGTCGATATAAGAAAGGTCTGCATCAATCGGTGTATCATCCAGCACAAATCCATCTAATGTCTTTGTCTCTACAAGATAATACTTTCCAAGTGGAAGGTCATCAATTCTTGCAATGCCCTTATCGTTCGTAACAATGGTTGCTACCTTGTCACCAGCTTTGTGGTATACAGTTCCAAGTCCGTCTGCACTCACAATATCCTCTTTTGCATATACATCAAAGGTTACTCCTGCGAGACTATCCTTGAAGTAATTGAAAATGAAATCATACCAGTGTCCCTTCATAAGAGTGGTATCTGTTACAAACTCACCATCCTTGTTGATTACGATAGAACCTGTCGGAACCTCGTCCTTCATCTCGACATGCTGCACATCGCCTGTATCCTCTACTGTAAACTGAATATCGGTTGCTTTCAGGTATCCGTATGGAGCAAACTCCTCACGAAGTGTGTAAGTCTCGCCAACTACAAGCTTCTTGATTACATGAGCTTCCTTTGCATCAGATGTCCATGTGTCTACCACATTTCCATCCTTATCAAGTACAGTAAGTGTTGCACCACTAAGCTCTGCGCCACTTGTAATATCCGTCTTTGTAAATTCAAAGGTTGTCGGAGTATTTTTATACTCGCTGCTATATACAGCAGTTTTCACATCCTGTCCCTGATACTTGGTATCAAAGGTTACTACCTCTTCGTTTGTCACATATCCGGCAGGCTTTTCAATCTCTTTTGCAACATACTTTGCAAACGGATAATCCTTAACAAAAGCAATCTTTCCGTTTTCATCAGAAGTTGCTTTCTCAAGGAGTGTACCCTTTTCGATGATTACCTTGCCATCCACATTCTTGATGTCCTCATCTGCATAGAGTCCGAATACAGCACCTGCAATCGGTGTGTTGTCCTCTGAATCAAGCTTTGTCACTGACATATCAAGTTTCTGTCTGTCATTAGAGAAAGTAAGACTTTCCTTGATAACAGGTGTCTTATCATCCACATATGTGAATGTCACTTTCTGCTCATTCGGATTTAATACATAGCCGTATGGTGCTTCCACTTCCACAACTCTGTACTGTCCAAGAGGAAGATTCTTAGCTGTTGCCTTTCCATCCTTGCCTGTTGTAAGAGTTGCCACGAGGTCGCCCTTACTGTAATACTTGGTGCGGTTACCATCTGCGTCCTTCTGGTTGTCTGCTGTGAAAATATCTTCCGCTGCATACACCTTGAATACTGCTCCGGCAAGAGAGCCCTCTTTATAGACAAACTCCTTATCCTCAGAGTTTGCAAAAAGTCCGCCCTTAAATCCGTCAAGTACCTCTCCCTTCTTTTCAACAGTAAGTTCTCCTACTGCCGGGGCATCGGAATATTCCACTGTGATGATGGCATCATTGGTATCTCCATCAGTCTCAAATGCTGTGTCTGTATCAACCGAAATGTTGATATAGTTATCGTTTACCACATATCCGAATGGTGCTTTGACCTCTTCAATGCGGTAGTTACCGATTTTAAGTGCTTCCGGTAAGATTAAATCTCCATCCTCATCTGTAAAGAATGAAGTATGCTTAACCTTTGACGGATAAGTTGTGTACTGGGTTACATATTCATTCTTATCAAGGTTGAAAATCTTAAACTCAGCATTTGGTACAAGTACTGTCTGCTTTGTATCAGAATCCTTCTTGATTACACGAAGCTTTGCTGTAAACTCCCTGTCTAAGAAAACTCTCCATGTCTGAGGCTCTGTTGGATGATTCTCCTTTATCTTTACCTCAAATGGCTTGATAGTTTTCATGTTGTGAGGAGTCTTTGATTCAACTACCACATAAGTTCCATAAGGAATTGCAATGGAAACTGCATGTCCCTTGTCATCGGATGTGATTGTTGTTGCACCGTTTTCTCCGATTATTACAGGTGTTGCCTTATCAAAGTCATAGCTTCCATCTTCCTTTACAGGTAAAGATGATTTTAAATAAGCTGTAAACTCTGCTCCTGCAAGAAGTCCTGCTTCGGTGTCATCGCCATTGTCCGATACCTTGATGAGCTGGAATGGCTGCTTGATGACCTGCTCTGCTGATGTTGTGCTTCTTGATACCTCTGCTACAAGGTCTTCCTCATAGTCGCATACTACATCGTGCTCCTCTTCGTCTAAAAGATACCCCTCTGATGGAGTGATTTCTTTCACATAATAGTTTCCAAGGTAAAGGTTACTGACCTCTGCTTCCCCATTCTTATCTGTTGTAAGTGTTGCTACAAGATCTCCTGCCTTGAATACGACTCCTGTTGCTCCGTCCGGATGCACGATATCGTTTCTCACATAAAGACCATAAACTGCACCTTCAAGGCTTGCATCACCCTGTGGAACTGCTTTGCCCGATTCCTTATCTACCTTGTAAATATGAATCTTTGCTGTGGTTCTGTCATTCTTAAATGTGTGGCTGAATGTTGCCTTTGCCTGTGTTTCAGGCAATACATTGAAGTTGAAACTATACACATCAGACTGGTTTCTGATATAAGCGTATGGTGCCTGTGTCTCTGAGATATAATATCCGTTTGAAATAGGTAGATCCACGCTGTAGCTTGCACTTCCGTCCTCACCTGTAGTTACTGTCTCAAGGGCTGTACCCTTTGTTACAATGACCTGTCCTGCATAGTTCTTGATGTCGTTTCCTGCGTAAAGTGTGTACTTACCGCCATCAAGAGGATTTTCTGTATCAGAATCTTTCTTTACTACAGATACATCCGCTTTCTGTCTGGTGTTCTCAACAGTAGTTGACTCATACTGTACTGTAACAGTCTGGTCCTTATACTCAATCTTTACAGTCTGTGGTGTTGTATTGATGGTATATCCGTCAATGCTCTTAATCTCTGTTACCACATAGGTTCCAAGATGAAGGTCAGATAATACCACCTGTCCATCAGTTCCTGTTGTAAGGCTTTCTGCCACAACATCGCCAGCACTATACACCTTTGTACCATCTGCCTTATAGATATCTGCTCCGGCAGTTACCTTAAAGGTTGCTCCGGAAAGCTTCTTTTTCTCATAAGTGAAATTGCTTCCATTCCATGAGCTAAGCACCTCACCCTCTTTATAGATTGTGATTGCTCCAAGCTGCTCTTTATCTGTTGCAGAGATTCCCGTTGTCTGTCCTGCTTTTACAGTAAGTGTATGAACTGTACCGGAAAGGACATATCCCTTTGGTGCGGTAATCTCTTTTACATAATAAGTGCCTGCGACAAGTGCAGCTGACTTTGCATATCCGTTTCCATCTGTTGTCATGGTCTGTACTCTGTTTGTGCATCCGCTGTCAGAATAGATTCCATAAACTGCACCGGAAAGCTTCACTCCGCTTGACTCATCTGTCTTTGTAAGCTCACCATATCCGATGTTCTCTGTCTTGACCTTGATATAGGCTTTGACAGGATCTGCTGTCGGTCTTTCAGAAATAAACTCCTGATATCCGCTCTTTCCTGTAAGCCAGAATACACAGCTTGATGTTGTCTCAACCTTGCCAGCATTGGATGTGAATGTTCCTGTTGTAGCTGTAGTATTCACGCTCGTTGAAGAGATTGTAATACTGTTGCCATTCTTATCAACAGAATATCCGCTGATGCCAAAATCAAAGTCTGATAAGACACCATTGCTGTCAGATAATGTTGTTTCAAATCTCTGACTTCCCTCATTCCACTTTAATTCATAAGTTGGTGCCTCACTGGTTCTGCGTGATGCAAAACTTGGAAGTGTTGCATTGTAGGAGCTGCTGATATTGTCCCTGAGTCTCTCATAATAGCTGTATGAAGAATCAGGACTTGGTGCTGTGTTACAGAGCTTTCTTGCTGCCGAATCACCACTTCCGGTTCCAAAGATATCTGCTACAATAACCCATACCATTGCCTGAGTTGCGATATACTCATCACACTGGCTGTTGCTTGGTGCCGCCTTTTGTGTACTGTTAAACCCATAATAAAGGCAGTAACTTAAAAGCTTTCTCTGCTGTGCTGACATTGATGTGCTCGTATCATCGTAGCTGTTCATAAGCTGACCGCCATCTGCTCTTAATCCGAAATTCATACAATATGCAGAATTTCCGTCAAGAATTGAATACAGAATCTTGCCATGATTATATCCGGGCTTCAGCTCACTTACTTCTCCGGAATTTTTGACTGACGCATTCCAGAACGCAATATTTGCCTGCGGACTGGCTGCAAATGCTGTTGTTCCATTCGTAAAAAGTGTTCCAACCAGTGTGAGCATAGCCATAAATCCTGCCATAAAACGCTTTAGTTTCTGTTTCATGTGCTCTTTCCTCCTTAAATCTCAATTAGTTCAGAGCCTATTCGCAAAATTGCCTACTGCAATTTTTGCTCATGTGGCGTATCCGCCAAATAAAATTTCAAAATCAGTCTTAGAAATGCAAGCATTTCACAACCGATTTATGAAATTTTGCTTGGCTCTGAACGGGTACAAAAAAGAAAGACATAAGTTTATGGCTTACATCTTTCTTCCTTCTGCTTCTATTCGTTTTTATTTATCTGTGACATCGAAACTCGTAATAGTCTGTGCCGCCTGTCGTGTAAACTCCATCATAACTGATGTAGAATACCGGATCTGTTTCCAAAAGTAACATACTTGCAATATATTCTGCGATTGCATCCTCAGATGATAACCGCTGTCCATCAATGGTACTTGCTTTGTTGAGGTCTGTCTCTACAAACACACTATAATAAGAGCCTTCCATACCATCGTAAGGATAATACTCATTGTACTCTTCCTGCGTGATACTGCCGTCATTCAAATGATTCTGTAAATTCTGCTGTGTGGTAATCATCCCTCCTGCCTGACACTTTGCTGTTGCAAGTGACACAACATTCTGTGGACTGTACGCCACGGATGCAGGCTGTGGATTGCTCACATTGTCTTTCGGACTGTCTGTAGTCTGACCACCATAACCTGCATTACTCTGATTTCCACCAGCTTCCTTATTACCACTTGCAGGAGCTTTCTGTTCCGGCTCGTCATTCTGCTCTGACTTTTCTTTCTGCTTTGAAGCAGTTTCATTATCAGCAGACCGGTTATCTTCCTTATCAGTCTTCTCTCCTGAATCTTTAACCTCGGCAATATCTTTCTCTGTCTCTTCACTTCCAGCTTCGGTTGTGACCTCTGTGACAGCTTCCGTTGCCATTTCTGCTTCTTCAGTTGGCTTTACGCTTTCCGTCTGTTTCTCTGTCTGATTATCAGCCTTTTCCTTACCACCATTACAGGCAGCCATTGAAAAGACCAGTACTGCGGATAATAAGATAATACTTATCTTCTTCATAGTAATCACCCATCCCTTCTCCTCAAGAGGGACGGGCTTTGTGTTCCGTGCCATCCACCCTTGCAGTGAACTATTTATCTGTAATGCACGGGACACATAGGACTGTCCCGTATTCTGTGCATCTTAAACTCCTTTCATTATACCAGCTCTCTTATTTTAAAGAAATACTGCATAAGTCGTCTGTTTTTCTTATAATTCAAGAATAAACCCTTTGCCTGCATATATGCTCACCTCCTCTCAGAATGTGCCCATTCTTACGAATGAAAGAAATACCCTTGCCACCATAGCGAATAGAAGAAGAATTATTCTGGCAAGTCCTAAGACCAGCTTCAAAGCTCCAAGAATTAACCTTAATATCCACTTGAGTATCTCTAAAATTACTGTTCCTACGGCTCCCATAACTCTTCTCATAATAATCAGTCTCCTTTCGACATCCATCCCATTGCAAGTCCTGCAACATCTGCATCGTCCATAACATCTTCTGTAAGTTCTTGTGTTTCACTATTGGCTGCCTGCATTATTACCGGCTGACCAACATTCATCCCGGATATCACTCCGCCTAACAGCCTTATGACCTCTTTCCTAGCCTCATTGGTTGCTGCTTCAATGACTTCTTCCTTAATGTCATCAATATCTCCTGACCGGATATATTCAGCCCTCTCTTTTTCCTTCTTCTTGATAACAAAGGTTTCTTTTCCATAATTATCAATGTAAAACTGAATCGCATCTATGATGAACTGGTTCTTAGATTTGAAAATCTTCGGATCAAGGTTCTGAATCACATCATTGATTTTCACATGCTGCGGATTGCTCATGTTGAGGCGGACAGAAGTTTTTACTTCATATTCAAGTCTTCTTCCCATCATCTGCCTCCTTATGATAATCGCTTAGTGCTTTTAAGTCCCATTGTGGCAAGCTGCTCATATCCCCTTGCATTTGCCTTTACATCAAGGTTATAGGAAATGTTCTTGGCATCGTGACTACCAAAATTCTTCATCACAACTGCCCCGCCACCGACAAATACAATCGGTGTAGTCTTTAAGTTATACCCAAACTCACGGATTGAGTTATATACCTTATCAACAAAATCCTCTATCTCTGCCTTGATAATGGCAAAGTATTCATCATCAATATCTGACCTGCCATATCGCATGATGTTCTGTATCTCTGACTCGTCTACCTCTCCGTTAAGTTGTCTTACACACTGTTCATTGATAGAACGCATACAGGTAATAAGACCTTTTGGTATCGTCACGCACTTTGATTCATCCGGTGACTTGTTGATTACCGGCATAATGTCGATTGTCCAGCTACCGATATCTACTATCAGCGTTTTCTTTGCCATTGTAGGAATCTTGTCCACTACTGCTGCATAACACTGAGGGAATACTGCCACATCATCAATTTCAATATAATACGGCTCATTCTCATATTTGAAGCTTACACGCTTATTCTTTGTCAGGTACTTGATAAAGTCATTCTTCTCAGCTCCAAATCTTGTAAGTGGAAGTCCTACAGCAAGAAATACCTTTGCCTCTGCAAGACCTCTTCTTTTAAGTTCCTTAGCAACTGCTGCAAGAGTGAGAAGATAAAAGCTGTCATCTTCGACCTTGGTATCCTTTACTTCCTGCCTCACAGTTCCAACCTTATAGAACTTTCCTTCATACTCAAGTACATCACCGAAAAGTGCCGGAGTTGTTGTAATCTCCTTAACACCTGTGACAAATACCTGAGAGATTGTTTTCATCATTGACCAGCCATGATCAATGCCGATTACTTCTAACTTGTTATTCATGTTCCTTTCACTCCTTTTCTGTATTGTCTGCATTATTGTTTTGCAAAATTTCATATAATTACCCACACCCTTTCAAGTGCTCGGTTTTGTCAGATGCAGGAATATCATCTGACCTGCCATAAAAATGCTTTCTCATTAATTCCTCATACAGTTCATCACTCTCTGCCTTAACTTTCATAAGACAGTAGAGAACCACTGTACTAATAATGATTACGAACCAAATTAACACCTTGCCCATTCGACCACTCCTCTCAAATAAAAAGAGGACCAAATCAGCTGATGGAATATTCCATCTCAAGTGCTAATTTAGTCCTCACTAAATGTTTTTGATATAAAATTGTACCTAAACTAAGCACACAGATTCACTCTCAGACTGATTGCGGACATCTGTGATACTGACTTGGATTTTCGGTTTAATATTGCAGCGCTGCCCTATCTTTACCGCTAAAATGGTATAAAAATAAGGACTAAATTAGGCATAACCCCTTGATTTTACTGGGTTTCATCTAACTTGGTCCTATTATAACTCAAACACCACGTTCCCATTTACTAACTGTTTTATCCGACACAAACAACTTATCTGCTAAGTCCTTTTGTGTCATTTGTTTTTCTTTTCGCACTTCGGCTAAAAAGTGTCCGAATTTTTCATTGTTGATTTGATACATTTGTGCCACCTCCTATCGTTATTTTAACCATTTACGATAAGGTAGGCAATCTACTAACGGGAGAGTACCGCTATTTTTCTAACCTATGAGGAGAATTTTTATTTTTTCGGCTGTCCCTGCGGTGTAGGGGACTGTGGACTGCCTGCGTTCTGATTGCCTTTGTTCTTCAACACAATATCCTCTGCCTTTACATACCAGTCCACATCTGCACCCGTATAGGTTTTTCGTGATACCGTATCAGCTACGGGATTGACAAGCTCCACAACTGCATTGTACGGAAATTCCCTTAATGGTACTTCTGGCGGTACATACACGGGGATAATGCCACCATGCAGACTGCACTTCAAATCATAAATACGCTTTTTAATCTGGGTACTCTGTGTCCCGTCCTCATTCTGTAAGAACACATCACGCACGGAAAACTGGTTACTCCCAGATAATACGGCAAGGTCGCCGTCCTCGGTAATCTGTGTAAGGTATAAGCCTTTTATCTGTTCGGACTTATCGCCAGCCTGCATATATAAACTGTCGCCAGATACTTTGTATGCGTCCGCTAATTTTGTGATGTAATGAGTTGCCCCGTCGCTGTCTGTTTCAGCGATTGTCTTTGTAACCCATGTACGAGTAGCTTCGGCAGGGAGATTGTCTTTAGTATAGAAGCCTGCATAATACTTCCATGTAAATTCCGCACCTGCTAAAGAAGCTTTTCCCTGCGGATTGTCTTTTTGTGTTTCCATATCAATCTTGAAAAGCTCAATCAAAGTGTCCGTTACTTTTGGTGTATCTGATACTTTCAAGGTCGCTTCTGCAAGTTCTTCGTCAAGTACATGGATTTCTGTACCGCACACATCGAATATTGTATATTCACTTTCGTAATCGTCCCATACAATCAATTTCTCAACAACAATCTCTGGAAGCTCACAAAAGGATACTTCCTTTGCCTGTCGTCTGGCTAATTCCTTGCGGTAGTTACGGACAATGCCTTTCACAACCTTTTTGAGCTTACAGTCAAACTGACATTGTATTGTCTTTTGGAAGTCTGATGGTTTCAAAATCACACCCCCCTTTCGCTATGAAGTGAAAAGTATGTATCCCTCTTTCCGCACCATATCTGTACGGCAAGGTGTGATTTGTTGCAGGATTGAAAAAGTTTTTGTAAATATGAAAACAGCCTATTTGCATCAATAACAGATAGACTGTTTTTAAAACATCTGATATATGAGTTTTTGCTTCTTGTTTTCTCTGTTTTCCTATACAGATTCTTCAACATTTATTTGTTGATCTGCTCCGCAGGCAACAAATAAGAGCCGACTATCCTTATTTCTTTATCGTAAATTTACTTGTTACACAGTAATAAAAAAAGCCAATAGTTTGTAACTGGACTTTACAAACTATTGACTTTACATTTTGATGTCCACTCTTCAATGAATTATCATACGAATATATCTTCAATACTTTATAATTCAAGAGTAATAATAAGGCTATTGGCATGTACTTTTGCAACAATATTTCCGCCAAGAATGGCAACAAGTGTTTTTACTACCGCAAGTCCCAATCCTGTACTTCCATTATGTCTTGATTTATCGCCTGTATAAAAACGGTCAAAAAGTCGATTGCAATCAATTTCTGAACTGTCACTCATTGGATTTTCAATGGTAAATATAATATTATTATTTTCTTTCTCCATAAGTGTTATTTTTATCGTTCCAACAGAATACTTAATTGCATTTGTCAACAGATTTTGTAAAATTCGTTCTACCATATTTTTATCAGAATATACGTATATTGAATAATCTGGGAGATTTATTTCGGGTAAAATATTCTCCTTTTCTAATGCAACGGCATTTTCCGTAATTAAATTTATTAACATATTAGATATATTAAACTTTTCTGGAACTGTCTGCTGTTCCTCCAAAATAGAAAGGTCATAGAATGTTTCTACCAATTCTTTCATTTTTTCGGCTTTGCTAAAAATCACTTTTACACGCTGTGCTTGACTGGATTCCCAATTTTCTTTTTGCAATAATTGTAAATGACCAAGAATGACTGTAAGAGGTGTACGCAAATCATGTGATATATTAGCAACAGATTCTTTTAAATACTCTTCATTGCGTAATACGTCTGCAACAGCCTGTCGTTGTCTGATATTATATTGATTCAATATACCAGCCAGTCTTTCTAAATCTTTATCAATCAACGAAATGTCTAACATCTGCTGTGCATTTCCAGAATTCAATTCATTAACTTGATCCGCAAGATTACGGATTTGTTTTTTTAATTGAATATATCGAAATAGCAGTATTACTAAAAATATTGTTATGATAATTAAAATCCATTCTATGTTAGACATTTTCTCCACCTATTTAAAATCACATTTACAAAATTTTATCCACGAAAGCAATACCAATATACCAGACCATATACATCCTACTAAAATAGCTATCGGTTGAAAAAAGATTTTCATGCTGACAACGATTCTGATTTGATAAGTAGGTAAAAAACCGACTGGTAATCTCAACATCATTCCATAGCCAAGATATAAGCTAAGACCAAAAATAATAATTGCTGTAACCGAAGTTGCTTTTACAACATCCTGTAAATAGCAACAAATAAGTATTGCAATTAGAAATATCGCACTATTAAGCAGACAAGAATAAATGATTGCTTTTATAATATTGTAAAAAAACATTCCCACGTCTGCAACACCAAAGCGTCCAAATTCCCTTATGCACCCTGAAACTGGATAGACAAGAGCCATAAGATTAAAAGCAATTAAATACGATATTATTTTACTTGTAAAAATTTGTTTTCTGGAATGTCCAGCACTGACCTCTAAGTTTATTGTTCTCTTAGAAAATTCCTGTCCTAAAATCAATGCAAGTATAGCCGACATGATGATAAGAAGAAACGTAGAATCATACACCATTCCATTAAAAATATCAGCAAGAGAAGAAACAATTTCTTCTGTCGGTCCCATGACCTCTGTAACATAAGTATCTGCTGTAAAAAATCCTAAAATAAATATTCCAATCATACCACACCAGTAAATAGAATTATGTAACAACTGATATTTTTCCAGTTTTAATAATTTATCCATAAAAAACACCTCCGGTTATTTCAAGTCTGTATGTAAAAAAGCACTACCTGCAATGAAATATAAAATAAAATTCCATAAAAAATCTACAAACAAGCAAAAGTTTGTCGAATAGACCTTTTGCAATGAAATTAACCTAAGTTGTCCCATTGGTATTATTCTGCTGATTATTTGTGCAGATTCACTGTTCAGTAAAAAAATCATAACAAAAAATAAAACCATTGAAACTGTCAGTGTTTTCCCCATATCACGAAAAATAAAAGCAAAAAACATCGGTAATGCACACAGTGTTATCGTGGCAAACAGAGTTAGTAAAACCATAGTATATGTGCTATCATTCCAAAAAAGTTTTTCTCCAATATAAAATTGACTAATAATTCCATGTACAAATAATGGAAATATCAGAATGATAATACAACCTATTTGAGATACAATTAACTTTACTCTAAATATAGAACTTCTTTTATGTCCGGCAGTAATATAAGTATTTAAAGTTCTTCCACTAAAATCACTTCCAATGAACAATGCTATAAACACTATAATCAAAAAATAGAGTAACGGAATATTGTATAATGATGCCATAATTAAGTTTGAAGAGCATTCTTTACTATCTAACAGCAATATGCTACTTAAAAGGAGATTGAATATTCCAATTCCCCAAAAATACCAACTGTGAAACAACTTATATAACTCAGTTTTTAGGAGATTTGACATCTTTTGTTCCTCCTATTTTGCTCAAAAAATAGTCCTCCAAAGTATCGCCAGATACAGAAAGTCCTGTTACAAGAATGTGCGATTCTGCCAAAGCAGACGCAACTGTCTCTAAATCATTCAAATAATCATACAAACGAATTATGCCATCTGGCATTAGTTTAAAGTTATCTGTATGAAGATTCTCTTCCAAAACCAGAACCGTTTTCTGAACATCTGTTGTTTTAATAGCTATATGTCGTTTACAACGTTCATTTAATTCATAATCAGAAATCTCTTCTATAATTTTTCCATGGTCAATCAGAATAAATTCTGATGCTGTTTGATACACTTCTTCTAAGATATGGCTTGAAACCAAAATGGTCATACCATATTCTTTATTCAAAATTTTCAATAAATTTCTGATTTCTACAATTCCAGCAGGGTCAAGACCATTGATAGGCTCGTCTAAAATCAATAGTTCTGGTGTATTTAAAAGTGCAATCGCTATCCCCAATCGTTGACGCATACCTAATGAAAAATTGCGGACACTCTTTTTACCTGTATCTTGCAATCCAACCATATCTAATGTCCTTTTAATAACTGATTTATCTGGTATGCCTCGTTGAATACGCTGTACTTCCATATTTTGATAGGCAGTCATTGACGGGAATAGAGCAGGCGTTTCAATCATACTTCCAATTCGTTTACGCTGTTTCTGCAATTCTTCTGTTCCAGAATTTCCCCATAAAGAAAGTGTACCACTTGTTGGAAACGCAAGCCCTGTGACTAATCTTAAAAAGGTAGTCTTACCTGCTCCGTTTCTCCCTAGATACATACTGAGTTTTCTCTACTACTATCCCCTCGCTCAATATCGGTACTATAACTATAACCTTATCTGGGAAGATCTGCACCTGCTCTAAGTGCTCTAAGAGGTATTCTACTTTTAATTTCTCATTACCATCTACATATCTGGATACCTCCTCATCTATGTTAGCCAGTACCTTATCTATCTCTGCAATATCTCCAGAGTTAGCCTTATTCTTTTCTGTTTCTGCTTTTAGCTGGATGATCCTCTCATCTAACTCCTCTGCTTTTGTCTGGTATTCCTGTTTATTTAGGATCCCATCTAAGTAGGCATCCAGTAGCTTACTTTTTCTGGAGAGCTCACGCTGTAGATCTGCCTCTGTATGCCCTCCATTTGCCTCTAGGAGCTGTTTTCTGAGTTTAGTAAGCCAATTTATCATATCCTGCTTTATTGTGTCTGTATTCGCCTGTAATCGCTCTGATACTACCTCCATTATCTCCATGAGGGAGTTATAAGAGATATTTTCATTATCACAGCCTAAAGGATTTATCTCTCCAGCTTTCCCCATCGTGCTATCTCTTTTTCTGGTTCTCCTGCCTTTAGTCTGCTTTGTACTGCATACCCAGTACTCATCCTTAGATACTCTCTGTTTCCTCCAGTAAGGAGCCCCACAGATACCACATACCAGCTTACCACTAAAAGAGTATCCGCTGGTTTTCTTGCCTCTCCTGTCGGATCCTGTGGCTATTACTCTCTCCTCATGGATCTTACAGATTAGATCCCACTCCTCCTGTGTGACTATCGGAGGGAGAGCGTTTTCTACATATACCCACTCCTCCTTAGGGAGTTTTATAGTTTGCTTACTCTCAAAATCGTGTCTTTCTTTGTTTATAATCATGGTACCTACATTTTTACAATCATATACAAATTTAGGTATATCCATAGGTTTCCACGGTTTCCCTACCGTGTTACGGTATCCAGCATCATTAAGCTCCTTAGCTATGAGGGTAGAGCCTTTTCTTGCCATAATGCCCTCACACATGAGCCTCCTTACCTTAGCCTGTTCTGGATTGATATAATACTTGCCATCCTTTTTATCCCAGCCATACACATTACCGCTACCCTGTAAGGCTATCTCCTGCCCCTGTCTGGCTTTCTCTATTCTGTGATCGTGGTAGTTATGGAGTTTCTTACTAAGGTTTCTGCTAAACTCCTCCGCTATGATCGCTCTTACACCTGTGATAAGGGCATCATCTGGGGAGTAAAATTTCCCATCCATGTACATAAACAGGAGCTTTCCTGTCTGTACTACCCTGTTAATAAAGAGGTACCAATCCAGAGTATTTCTCTGTAGCCTCTCTTGATCCTTGATTACTACAATATCAAATAGATCCTCGTACAGATCCTCATAGAGCCTCTGGTAATCATCCCTGCCCTTTACCATCGTACCGCTCTTACTGCGATCAATATACTCTCCTACCAGTTTCCAGCCATGATCCTTAATACATCCTCTATTTTCCTCAATCTGGAGTTCTATAGCGTTTAGCTGTTCCTCCTCCGCTGTAGATACTCTGGCATAAAATACCGCTCTCATACCAATAGTATCTCTTATATCCGTTATTTTCCTGTATGCCATCCTGTTTACCCTCCTGTAATAGTCCTGTGAGCTCCTGTGTGCCTCGTACAGTCACTTTTATATATTAGGTGTAGACTTCTTTACCCTCGATAAAATAGAGGGCTTTATGAGGCTGTTTTCAGTTCCTATCTATTATACACCCCTTATATACTAGATACAACTAAAAAATGAGGGCTACCAGCATTTTACAGCCAGTAGCCCTCTATATGAAAAAATATTAAGGAGTGCCTAAAGGATTAAGGTAACTTGATTACCTGTCCGATGTTAATAAGGTTTTTATTTTTGATACCATTGAGCTTAACCAGAGTATCTACAGTAGTTCCGTACTTTTTAGCGATCTTGCTAAGAGTATCTCCCTTAACTACTGTGTAGGTCTTAGCGGATCCTCCGCCTGTCTTACCAGAAATATCTCCAGCATTTACCCAGCCATATACAGTAGAGCCCTTACCAGAGATAGCCTGTAAATGATACGGATGTACCGCACCCTCAGCCTTGTTAGTTACCTTAGCCTGTCCTGCCTTACAACCATATGCAACGCCACTAGCTGTAGAGCTGGTATAGTGGAGGCATCCTGTAAAGTTTACAATATCTCCAATATTGTAAGAGCCCCCTCCGTTACCAGATGGCTTAGGAGCTTCCTCTTTAGTAGCCTTAGAGCTGTACTTAGGAGTAACAAAGCCTCTGATATACTTACCGTTTACTGCAAGATCTCTATATCCTACAGCGTTACTCTTGTTACCCTCGATAACCTTAATAACGCCTCCAGATACAGATACTACAATACCGATATGATCCGCACTACCTGTATTATCTCCTACTCCGTTATCATCCCAATCATAGAGGATCATATCTCCAGCGGATGGAGTGTAAGCATCATTCTCTACCCAGATACCCATATTCTTAGCAAGCTGGATAAACTGATTACAGCTACACTCTCTAGGGATAATATCTGTAAGCCCTGCCTTGATACCTACAGCGGATGCAAAAGTAGCACACCACGCATCTGTATATTTTACAGCGTAACTTCTAGGGAGTGGCTTACAAGCGTTATAAGTATCAATAATCTTTTTATGGGATCCGTCACTCTCTTTACAGCCTAACCAACCATTAGCGATCTCAACAACCTTTGATCTGATTTCTTTCTCTGTCATAATAATACCTCCGATCTAAACACTTAAAAAGGAGAGCCCTGTAAAGGCTCTCCCTGTCTGTCTGATAAATATATTTACTGTGGAGCTGTATAGCTCTTTGCTCTGGCACTATCGCCTAATCCCTTTGTAGTCGGATCGTTCAGAGTGTTCCAAACCGATACCGCCACTAAAGAGAGTACATAAGGATTAGAGACAGCTCCTACAATGAGCTCCCCTACCTTACTCCATGTTGTAAGATCCTGTGCTGTAAGTCCTGCATACGCAAGCACAGGAGTTAAAATACTAAGTACAATCTGTACCCAGAATACAGGATTTTTTACTCTAACTTTTAAATTCATACTGTACCTCCTTGTGAGTTTGTTAATAGTTGCTACGATACCTCAAAATGAGGTAAAGAGATAAACTGGATCACCTCCTTACTTTAATCCTACAGAAACCGCTAAGTATCCTAAGATAAGTGTTACAAGCCCTGTTACAATAAGCCACTTGAATTTATCCCACTTATCCCCATCCTTACCCTCCAGCTTGTTAAGCCTCTCAACGGTTTCATTCAGATCCCCACGCATATACTTAACCTCAGTAGCCAGCTCCTTTATAGCTCCAATCATCTCACTATTGCTTTTGAGTATCTCATCATGCTCATTAAGTCGATTAGTGTTACTCTTTGCTCGCTGTTCTACCTCAGTAAGTCTATGCTCGATGTTAATATCTGCATCTGTAGCCATATCCATAAGATCCTCCTTTCCGCCATAATAAAAGGGAGAGCATTTAGCTCTCCCCCTGTGGCTTACTCTGCAAGCTCTGGTAAATCAAGATCAATGAGGATCTGCTTAACCTGCTCTCTGATTACAGGCGGTACATCATTGATCGTCTTTTTGCCCTTTACAATAAGGGTAGCGTAAATTACTGCCATAGCTTTTACCTCCTTTCTGAGTATTGTTTTTAAGATAATATTGAGTAACATACTACTCATTATCTCCGTCTAAGATTTTTTGTACGGCTTTTCTGAGATCCTTTGGTATATTATCAATAGTCCTTAACCCTTTGCGGATCAAAGTAGCGTAAACCTGTGCCATAATCTTTCTCCTCCCTTTTAGTTAGCTGATAACCCTAACATCTGCTCATACACATCTGCTAAGGCTAACTGTAAATCTGTAGCCTGCTCCTCTAAGGAGCTGTTTTTCTCTGCCATTAGCTGGATGTACTCATCTTTCTCATAGATCTCCTGTGTTTCAATTTCAAACCCATCAAACCCAGAGCTAAGATCTCCCTCCTTAGCCTCCTCATGGATCTCTTTGATACCTGTATTTACATATACATGGTAATCATCAATCTCAAGAGGCTTTACGCTCTCCGCTGTAGTTCTTACGTTTGCAAATTTCTGCATTACCTTTTACCTCCTTTAAGTAATAATTGTGCATATATTCTACATTAGGCTCTACATATTTCTGGTATAGCCTAAAGCTATCACAATGCTGTAGCCAGCCCACATAGCTATTAAATGAGCACCACTCACTATAAGTAGGGCTCACATTGTTTTCTCTTTTACTGGAGATGCTAAGCATCCTACGCTTAAATGTCTTGCAAGTTGATTTTCTGAGTAAGGTATACTCTCCGAAAAATCTATAGCCTACAAAATCTACACCTCTTACCTTAGTAGGAAATACCTGCAAGTTATGCTTAAGCACCTGCTTAAGATTTACCGCCATAAACTCATCTAACTCTCTTTTGAGTTTGTGCAATTCCTCTTTACTGCTACCGAAAATAACCATATCATCCATGTATCTAAAGTAGTACTTAACGCCCTTAACCTCTTTGAGCCAGTGATCTACTACAGATAGATTAAAATTACCGTCATACTGGCTAACATAGTTTCCAATAGGAATACCTACGCCATCCACAAACTCTCTACCGTTATCGTCTATGATAATATTTACCGCCACACCTAGCCTCTGGAGGATCTCTATATTTTCCTCTGTTGCTGGACAGGTACTAATACTATCTATGATCTCATCCATTAACCAGATAAGCTCCTCATCCTTAAAGAGCTCTCTATACTTAGCCTTTAGTACATCGTGTACAATGCTGGGATAATACTTTCTTACATCCAGCTTTAAGCAATACTTTGTAGCCTCTGGATCTGATACTAAAATACTGGGTATCCACTTCTCCGCTACTACTTTTCCATCTTTCTTAATCTTTTTCTTATACCCTCGTAATTGATTGATAATAGGCTGGATCCCTCTGTTAGGGATTGCACTATAGGTATCTTTTGTCATGGAATTAAGTAAGTAGGGCTCTATAACCTGTAAGATAGCCCATTGACATATACGGTCTGGATAGTACGGTAACTTATAAATCTCCCTCTCCTTACTTCCCTCTTTTCTTATAAAAGTTTCATAGTCGGAGGTATGATACCTGTGTTCTATTAGATTTTCCTGTAGTCTCCTTAGGTAATGATCCAGATCTTTCTCTATACGCTTTACCTCTGCATACCACCCTTTACCTCTCTTTGCGTTCTTGTGGGCTTTTCTAAGATTATCCATATCGCATATCTTAGAAAATAAATCTCCAGTATCTTTCATGTGTTTTGGCACCCACCTTATCATAATTTTGTATGTGCATAAGAGGGAGCTAACTACCTGCTGTAGTACCCCTGTGCTATCGTTCACATAACAATCAGTTCTTAGCTTGCTAGGCTAACATGGTTTACGGATTTCTCCGCACATAAGCACCCTCTTAGCTATTTTTTACCGCTCCTCATAAAGGAGTTTTATGTTCTGGCAAGAGCCACGGTAGCTGTTACTCACTTAATGTAAAATAAGTGTCACAGTGAACACATATTTCTCTGATTTTCTTTTATTTTTATATGCACATATAGTAAGTGACTGCTGATATTACGATTGCGATTACCAGAGGTATTATTACCATTCAGATTGAAACTGCAATTAGAGCCATTATTCCATTTACTGCCTAATTTAGTAATTAAGAAACCTTATCAGCTACCGACAAAAAGGGTAATAAAAAAGAGCTTTCCAGCTCCTCCTATTACCCTTTTTGATTTTATTTATTTTTCCTCAAAGATTTAAGCAACCTTTGTTTGAGGCACATACAGCAAGCGACCGCCGACATCACGAGCGCGACCACCAGAGGCATAAGTACCATTCAGATAGAAACCGCAACTAGAGCCATAATTCCACCTACCGCCCAATATAGCAATCAAGAAACCGTTGTAGGTGTAATTCTGCCATACAAAGTTACCTGTGAATACATCCGATCCACTAGCCTCTGTAGGGATAAGTAACTCTGGATGCTCTGGATCAATACCAAAGGCACTTTGATAACCGTTACTATGGCTCCAGTGATAACCTAAGCTCTTGTATCCTGTGGTAGTATCATCTGCTACTGTAGCTCCGATCTCATGCACAAATACCTCATTCTGTCCTTTAGCTAAGATATTTACCTTATCCAGCCAAGTCCAGATATTGCCCCAGAGATTTTCCTCTCCTCTGTAAGATACTGAGCACTTACCATCTACGCCACCGTTAGGATCAATACCAGATCCATTACCTAATCCAGAGGTAGCACCTGTTACTACAGCCATATTAGTTTTACCATCATCGGTAAAATCACAAACTCCTCTACCTACTTTACGCTGAGCATCTAAACTAGCATACTCAATCATAAGGAGCCACTCTGTAACCGCCATAGCAAAAATACTATGACTTTCCCAGCCTGTACCTCTGTTAGCACAGAGCTTTCTCACATTCGCTCTTGTGAGGTTCTGTGTAAGTCCACTGGCTGGCTTAGCACCTGCGATAGATGAGAGCATATCTGTAGCAAAATCCGCTACCTGCTCATCCGCTGTAAGATACTTTTTAGCATCTGTATCATAAATACAGCCCTCAAACGCTGAGAGATAGATCTTATCCTGTACGATACCGTGATTATCGTAAAAGGCTCTAGGAGCTGTAAATCCTGCCTTAGGTGTAGGGCTGATATAAAATCTACCCTTAGTGTACTGCTTACCCTTACCGCTGGTAGCGTTCTTAGAGCTTACAGGTACAGCCTTAACATAAAATACAGGCTGTTCTACCATTACCTGTACCTTAGTACCACTAGCATAGGTTTTTTCTGCTCCGTCTACTGTCTTTTTAAGCTCTACAGTAGTAGCTCCTGCCTCTGTGTATCCTGTTTCTCCTCTGTATGCAAGTACTGTACCATCATCAGCTAAGATACATCTCTTTCTACCGCCCCACGGATTGAGCTTATCAAAATCAGCTCCAGCGGTAAGATTTTCTGCTCCTGCAATTCTGGTAAACCGCCTATTAGGAAAATCAATCTCCACACCATATACATCGGAGCTCTCATAGCCTACAAAGCTCTTAACATCGTCAATCTGCTCCTGTAAATTAACGATCTGAGCTACTGTGGCTCCAGCGGTAGGATCTACATTTACCTTTACGCTAGAGGCATTAGATACCGCTGTTACAAGATCCACCATGAGGGAGCTTACACCGATACCATTAAATGGAGGCATATAATCCGCTGTAGCGGTACTCTCATCTGCTACTGAGATACTGTAGAGGATCTCTCCAGCCTGTGGATCATTTGCATAAAGTCCTAAGTTTCTTACATAATAACCCTGCCCTAAGGTCTGATTAGAGAAACTAGCGGATACTGTTACATTAGATCCATTCTTTCTCACTACAGAGGCTACTTTTTCCTCCTGTTTAATAGTACCGATACCTGTCATACTTGCCAGATCTCCAGATAGCTTAGCATCGGATACCTTGATCTTAGTAAACTCCAGCTTAGTAGTACCTGCTACCACTTTTGCTAAGAGTTCCTGTCCTTTTTTTGTGATTACTGCACTCTTAAAAGCACCCATTTTATCACACTCCTTTTCTTTAATTTATTGTAATAACTGTAGCTGTGTTTACAGGGCTTGCTACAGTAGTATTACCGCTGTTAGTTGCTTTGCTGTTAATATCGTGGGTAATGATTTTTGTAAACGCCATTCCAACGCCTACTCCCTCATAATGAGGGCTTTCTACCTCATCCTTTACAGCCATATCCATTGTGATAGCTCCAGAGGAGCCTCCTGTAGATAATGCCTGTGCTACATTGAGATCTGAGCTCTTATTTACAGTACTCTTTATATCGTGAGTGATAATGTGAGTACCAGCTCTGCCTAAGCCTACACCGTAGTACATAGGGATCTCTGTAGCTACCTTAGGGTTAATATCGTTTGTGATCTGATACCTCATAGCCACACAGGATACTACCGCCACACTAAAAGGAGTTGTATTTCCCTCCTCCAGAGTGTTTTTAAGATCCAGCACCAGATTACAGGGGATCATATCCTGCAAAATAGAGGAGATCGTATCAAACGCCCCCTCTATCCCTAAATGAGTTATAATCTCTACAAAATAATTTTTATAATCTGGATTAACGCTAAAGTTATCATCTCCACAGATACTAATAAGCCTGTTATAAAGCTCTTTCTCCGTATAAGGTACTTTATCATTCCACTTAACCAGCACATTAAAACGCCTTGTTTCTAGGCTGGCTCCTGCCTCTGGGTAAATACCCATCATATCCTCAAAACGCTTAATACCGTACTCATCCGCTGTTTCAATAAACATATTGTTAAGAGTACGCTCAATCTGTTCTAGGATGTACTTAAGCTCTGGCGTTTCCGCCTTTGCTATCTCCTTAAACTCTTTAAGCTGTCGGAGTACAGGCATCCAATAGCCTAATAGATCAATCTCTCTAGCCAATATAAACACCTCCTAACAGAGGTATCTCCTCCTGCGCTAAGGCTAAGTTACTGGCTACATCGTTTAGCTGTGTATCCGCCACATCTAAGATCCCATCCAGATTAAGGAGCCTGTTTTCTATCTGAGAGATACGCACTACTAAGTTACCTTTCTCCCAGTTCTTACGCATTTCCAAAAAATACGCCTCCAGAGTTTCCTCCGCCTTAGGTTTTACCTGCGACCACTGGTAGCCATCATTTAGAGTTATTCTGGATTTTATGCTTACCGTTTTACCTACAGCGGATACTACTGTTACGGTATGCCCTATAGGAGCTATGCCACTACCTGTACCCTGTGGATCTGGATCTATAGCCTCCTGCACCGCTTTTACCAGTGTGCTAGATGCTACTCCGTAATCACTATTGATAATGATTAACTTAACAGTGCCTCCCCCATTCCACACAGGGATAACCACTGTACCGCCTACACCATCCAGAGCATCGGTTTTCTCTACATAATCCTGCTTATTACCGCCAAAAGGGTTACTATCAAAGGAGTTAAGGTATCGTGTCCTTAGAGCCTCTGTATCCTCCTCATCCTCCGCTGGGATAAGGAGCTCTGTAAGCTCTCCAGTAAGATCCTTATCAATGTACTCAATGGAGCTAAGCTCTCCAAAAAACTTATTACCATTAGTACCCTCTGTTTCACATTCCATCTGGTAATAAAAATAGCCATCAGCACTCTCTATAAATGCTGTGGCTACATAGTTAAGCTCATTCAGATTAAATCTGGATCCTATAGGGATCTCTATATTAAATTTACCCTTTAGAGTAGCCTTAGTAGCCTCATAAGGGATAATACCTCTTTCCTTACATCGGAGGATTAGAAACTCTCTTACTGCGGTATCTGCATACCCATTATTTACGATATTACCTAGCTGGATATATACATCTGCGTGCTCTGCGGATACAGGGGCTATAGCGTTCATAATAACGGAGCCCTCACGCTTATCTACATCACTTGCCACCCTTGCTAGGGATCTATCTAATATATTTTCGTATGTCTGATCCTCATACATCCATTTCCACCTCCTTACTACCTACATCTGTTACCAGAGTAAATTTTATGTGGAGTACATCTTTAATCTGGGATACCTCCAGATCTTGTACTCCTGTTATGTGCTCATTCTCAAATAAGCACTCCTCCATATACCGCCTTACCTCACTGTTAAGGTACTCCTCACTGTAGCTATATCCGATGAGATCATAAACCTCATCCCCATAACCCCAGCTATATATAATCCAGCGGTATCTCTTAGCCTTAAGAGCTAAGTAAGCCCATACACAAAGAGCATCTACACCAGTTACAATCCTCCCTGTGAGTGTGCCTTTTTCAAAGTCGATCTCATACTCACGGATAGAGGAGGCTGTTACCTCTTGATCCGTTAGAGTAAGATCCTCTGTTGTTGCAAAAGGAAATAAACTCATTTACGCCTCCACCACCCTTGCTATGATTACATACTTGTTATTATCATTAAGTTTCTGTACCAGCACCATATCCCCAGCCTTAAGCCCATCTGTATAGGTTATCTGGCTTTGTTTCCATGCCCTAGTATCTGGATCTGGGTTATCCTTACTGGCAAAACCGTTACTCTGTGTAGTATCCACAGATACTCCAGATACATAAGGTACTTTTATCTGTCTGGTATACCCTGCTACTAAGTAATCTGCTATATACAAATCCTCAGCATTGAGTACCAGATCATCTATCTTTACGCTGTTAGAGCTTTGCATTACTCCTATCTGGGCTAAGGTAGGATTATCTTTAGCTCCCTGTGATCGCATCATCTCTAGCACTTCTGCATATTGATGATCGTTTTTCATGTTATCCCCAGTACCAGCCATGCTATCCCTCCTTAGTATCCATCATTTGTTTTAGAGTTACTGTTAAGCTCATGGTAGCTACTCCATTTTGCCATGTGTGAGTATCTGCATCTATCCACACTACACCGCTGAGCCCTGTAGATCTATCTCTCACTACCGCCCCTGCTCCTGTTACTGCCTCATTGAGGTTTACACACTCCAGAGTAAAGGTTTTCTCAACCGTCTTAAACATACTCTTAGCTGTGGTAGTAGCATCCTTGCCCTCTTCTTTAGTGTAAGTCTGCTGGAATATACCGTACTTTTTCACATCTGCATCATTTTGTACTACTCCCTGTGGTTTACCCTCTCCGTCATAAATACGAACCTTATTAACCATGTTAGTAATGCTCTCTTTATAGTTGGAGCTGGTAATATTGCTATCCTCTGTGATCTCAATACTGCATACCACCTTACCCATTTCCTCTACATTGAGGTAGCCTTTTTTAGCTACCACCCTGTAGCTTACTCCGTTCTGTTGATATGCCTGTGTATAGGCTCTCATAATAATCTCATAGATAGATACATTCTGTACTATGAGTTTCTGTGTTAGCCCTGTCTGAGCTAATGAGCCTACAGGGATCTCCATATCATCACACACCATCTGAGTTATCGCCTCCGCTGTTTTAGAGCTAAAATTGTAAGTGGCGTTACTCTTGATGGTATAGAAAAGAAGATCATAACAGGTATAAGTAACTGTACCTGTAGTACTGCTTGCCTCCCTCTCTACTACATAGCCTCTAAAAAGCTCTGTTTTTCCATCATCCTCAAATAGATAAACAGGATCCGCTAAGTTGATGGTAAGAGGAGTAATATTTTTATCTAAGGGAGCGTTTACAATGTGTAGCTCTAACTTTCTAGCTACCTCTGTTCTGCTACCGCCCCAGCTCATAGAGGATACATACTCTGTTATGTCTGTATTCTTATGCACTACTATCACTCTTTACCACCTCCTAAGGGATCGTTAATACTTGATTAGGATAGATAAGATTAGGATTTTTTATCTTATCCCTGTTAGCATTGTAGATCTTAGTGTACTGAGCTCCACTACCGTAAAACTGTTTAGCTATCTTCCAGAGGCAATCTCCACGCTTTACCGTGTAGGTTCTGGCTGTATTAGTAGCCTGTGGCTTTGTAGCCCTTACTGTAGGCTTTACAGTAGCTATAGTAACGGTAGCTCTCTTTGTCTTTATCTTTTTGTACTCCTTTAGATTACAGGTATAATAAATATCTCCTGTAGCATCCTGCTCTCCCCACACAAAGCTCTCTACTGTAGCCTCCATGTTAAGAGTGCCTGTAATGATAACCCTAATAGGAGTACCAGACTTTCTCCAGCTCTCGATCTTCTCTACATAAGTTAGAGGCTGTCTACGCCCTGCATTATTGCTAAAGTTATAATCCTTTGCTGGAAAAAAAGACTTAAGAGAAATTTCTCTTAAGCCTGTGTTACCGATAAGGTTTACATCTCCCACCTGTATTACATTGACAACCGTATTTTTATGGGATACGGATACCGTGTAATCAGAGGGCTTAACTGGGAGTTGAAACTTATCGCTATTCTGTTGTAACCAAAATTCCATTAAGTATCCTCCTCCCTGTTAAGTCATATTAGGTAACAACTTTTTGAATTTTGCCACCATATCAGAAACAACCTTATCTGTATCTGCCTCTTTCTCAATGATTACCGTATCCGCCAATTTTTCAATCGTTACGGATCCGATACCACCACTCTTAGGTAGATCGCTATCCTGTGGATTTCCTGTACCTCCTGTACCTCCGTTATTATCCTGTGGATCATCTGGATCCCTGTCTATAGGTGCAACATCCTTAAGCTGTACACCTCTAGTACTCATCCGCCTCTCATACTGATCTGCTTGATTTCTGGTTAAGACTTTCTCTCCTTGATGGAGGATAGCTGGGTAATTATCGTATGGTACTCTGTCTTTACCATAGGCAAAACCTAAAGCACTCTTAACCTTACCTCCGATACCTCCTACAAAGTCCTTAGCCTTTGAGATTGCACCACCAATTTTATCTACAAAACCGCTAATAGCATCTATCGCTCCGCTTATTACACTTGTTACGGTTCCGATCGCTGTAGATACAGCACTGGAGATACCACCGAAAATAGTGGATACCGCATCAAATAAGCCTTGAAATACACTCTTAATGGTTTCTACGATAGTGGTAATCGTAGAGCTTGCACTGTCGAAAAATCCACAGATACTACCCCAGATCTGAGAGATGTATGGAGCTAAGAAATTGAATACCGTTTCAATTCCTGTAAGTAGCCCATCCACCACCGTAAGGATCACATCTACTACCGCACTGATTATAGGGGCTAAGGTCTGCCATACAGTAGATACTACTGTTACTACTACAGATACAATAGTCTGGAATAATCCCATGTGATTACCGATCACAGTAAGTACTTGCTGGATCACATTTCCCACAAAAGTAAAAATAGAGCTCAATGTAGGCATAATAGCTACAATCGCACCTACCACTACTGTAATGATCTGTTGGATCACTGGCATAGCTGTTACGATGATATTAGTAATAGTCTGGATCACTGGCACGATATAAGGAATGATCTGAGATACACCGCCCATAATCGTACTAATTACCTGCCCTACTACAGGAGCTATCTGTTGTACCGCTGAGATAATCGGAGGGATGATAGGTAAGATCGTATTGATCGCCTGTACTATTCCATCCTTAAGCCCAGAGAACATACTAGCAATACCGCCACCGTCTACCTTTACATTAAAAAGCTGATCGAAAATAGCTTGCAATGCTCCAGTATCAATACCGATATTACCCAGCCCTGTAAAGATTGCATCCTTGATAGATGTAAGGAGTGGTAATACATTTTCCTTAATCTGAGGAGCTACCTTTTCTACCGCTGTTCCTATTGCTGTAGGCAAGTTGCTAAAAATCGTCTGGAGCATCGGTATAAAGTTACCAAAGAAAAAGGTACTTGCACTCTCTACCAGCTCTCCCATACTTCTAGCTACTGCCTCTCCATCCCCTATAGATAAATTACCTAAGAGGTTAGTAACTGAGGCTTTCATCATCGCAAAAGATCCGCTAAAGGTCTGCTCTGCCTCTCTTGCTGTGGTTCCTGTGATATTTAATTTATCCTGTATTACTCCGATGGCTGTATATACATCCGCTAAGTTGTTTATATCGTACTTAGTACCAGTGATAGCCTGTGCATCCTTAAGGAGCCTATCCATCTCCTCCTTAGTACCGCCATAACCCAGCTTAAGGTTATCCAGCATCGTGTAATTTTGCTTTGCAAAGCCTTGATAAGCGTTCTGGATGGATCCCATATCAGTACCCATCTTGTTAGCGTTATCCGCCATATCTATCATAGCTTTGTTAGCAATCTCAGCGGATTTATTTGTATCTCCTGCACACGCACTCAAAAGAGAGGCACTAAATGAGGTAACATTTTCCATATACTCATTAGCGGATAAGCCTGTAGTTTTATATGCTTGATTAGCATACTGTAACATCTTATCTACCGCTGAGGTATCTGTACTACCATCGCTATTAGTCTTTGTGTACAGTGTTTCCACACCGCCTATACTTTGCTGTAGTTTAGCTCCCTCTCCTAAGGATTTACCCATAAGAGCTGTAGCTCCTGCTCCTGCAATTCCTACAGCGATTGTTACGCCTTTTGCAAGGCTCTTAAGTGTACTACCGATCTTACCCAGTACAGCACTAGCTCCATCCTTTACCGCTACCATAGCCTTTACAGACATATTACCGATGGATTTTAAGCTACTGCCTATACCGTGGAGGATCTTACTAGCACCGTCTTTTACTGCTATAAAAGGTTTTGCTACCGTCTTTCCTACAGATTTCAGTACACCGCCTACCTTACCCAGAGGAGCACTTGCTTTATCCCTCAAAGTAACAAAAGGCTTAGCTACTGTTTTCCCTACGGATTTTAGGGAGTTTCTAACCTTTGTGATCCCACTTGTGGCTTTATCCCTAACAGAAATAAAAGGCTTAGCCACCAGCTTTCCTACTGTTCGTACACCTACCCTTATTTTATTTAGTCCAGATGTAGCTCTATCGTGGATCCCTACCGCTACAGAGGTAACTTTATCTCGTAGCCCACCTAAGGTATTTTTGATTTTAGCTAAGCCCTGTGAGGCTAGATCTCTGATTTTTACAATAGGAGTAAAAGTAGTGGCTATCTCTTTAAGCCTCTGCTTAATCTTGCCTACTGTACTAACCGTGAGATCCTTTAGCTTAATCACTGGATAGAATACCTTTTTAGTAAGATCCTTGATCCTCTGGGTTATTCTCTCTACCTTTTCTGTAGCTTGATCGTCTACCTCTGCTCTGGTTAATGCTCTCACATTCCCCAGCCTATGCACTCTACTCTCTACCTCGCGGATAGTAGGAGAGGCATTATCCTCTACCTCCACCTCTGGAGTAGCTGTGGTAGTATTGACGGTATCTAAGGTATCCTGTATAGCACCAATAACCCCAGAGGCGTTATCCTGTAAGGATACCTCTGGGGATACTGTTGTATTGCCTACACTATTTACAGTTTGTCTAACGCTCTCTACTACTCCAGAGGCGTTATCCGTAGCATTGATAGTAGCATTAACCCTTGTACGCCCCATCTGTTGCATACTCGCATTAGTTTTATCTACCTGCTCCGAAAATTCACGCTGTAAACCTAGATTTTTCTTAAGGGTAGCATACATATTATCTTTTAAATAAAGTTTTGCACCAAACTCTACCGCCATATATGCCACCTCCTCTATGTGAGTAGATTGATATTGTACATAACACTATTACTCTTATTTGCCCTCTCTAGCTCTTTGTTATTATCATCTATCTCCTGCTCATAAAAAGCCTGTAATACTAAGAGCTCTCCTCTAGGCAATTTATAAAATACAGATGGGAGTACTCTACCGTGTTTCCAGTAGTAGTACATCATCTGGGTAAGCCCATCTGTACTTATGAGTTTTTTACTTCTTTAACCGCATTATCTCCGAAACCTGCCAGCTCAGAGATCTCTCCGTAAATCTTAGCGATCTCTCCAGAAAGTAAGATCGCTCTTACCAGATCCTTAGGAGTAGATACCTTAAACTTACTCATAAGCTCCTTGTTTTTAAACATCGGAGCACCTGTAGCATCTACTACACCCTCAATTACTGTAAAGAGCTGGAGCTGGGTAATATCAATATCTGCATCCTTGCCCTTTACATCAATGCTCATATCCTGTATCTCCTCAAACTTAGCTGGAGTAATCGCCTTAATTGTGAGGATAAACGGAGCACCGTATACCTGTGATAATCTGGTAATCTCTACCTCCTTAGTAGGGAGCTTAATCTCTCCTACATCGGAGCCTAAGAGGAGATCTAAGATATTAACCGCCTCTTTCTTTTCTGTTTCCTCTGCATTTACATTCTTTGTAGCCATTGTATAGCCCTCCTTAATTTTTCATATAATAAAAATAAGGGGAGGTTTTACCCTCCCCAAACTGCACTCTTATAACTCTTACTGAGGAGTAATCTGATCTAAGTACTCGTACCCTGTAAAGGTAAACGGAGCCTCTGTTTCAAGAGGTTTCTGAGCCTCCCAATCAAAGAGAGTAAGATCATCCATCTGTACTCCTGTGATAGATACACGCTCTGCACCGTAAGCATCTGGATCCGCTAACTTACTGATAAGCGTAAAGCGTACATCCTGCTTATTTCTAACCATGTTAGCTACCTTAATAGCCATTCTGGAATTTACCTTGTGCATAGTGAGAGATCCTGTACCCTTACATCCGACAACCTTGTTATCAGTGAAGAAAGTACCGCACTGTTTAATCTCCTCTTTTGTAAACTCTACCTTTGCCTGTGCCTTATAGCACTCTCCTACATAGTCTCCATCTAACCAGAGCTCTCCAAAGGTACCGTTACAAATTCGCTTTGTTTCTACTGCCATCTGTAATTACCTCCTTAATCCTTATTGATGAAAATATCTACATCCTCGATAGCATCTAAGATAGAGATAGTACCCTTAAGGAATACATGAGAGCCTGTATTAGCCTCCTTAATAGCCTGCTCATCCATCTCAGAGGTATCTACTCCGATACTCTCTAAGTACTGTTTCTGCTTAGCTACATTGATCTCCATAGTAGAGCTATCAGCCTTAAGCCAGCCCTTACCGCCCTCTGTAGCCTCCAGCCCTCTAAGGTAGCCCTTGATAGCTGTAATCAGTAAGCACTTATTATCATAAGAGTTACTGTAGTTACCGATGTAGCTCTTGTTAATAGTGCTGTAAATATCTCCCTCAATCTGATCCTGTATAGCGTTGATCTTGATTTTCTGGAGATCCGCTGTTTCTACCTCTGTAACTGTAGTGAGGGAGTTTACACCTCTTGCAATTACAACACGCTCTCCATCGTTATAGAGAGTGAGCTTACCAGCATCAATAGCGGTATCTACTTCCTCATCACTATCTACCAGAGGGATAGCTGTTACCTCAGTAAGAGGCTTATAGGTAGCGGATACTCTAAGATCTAAGCCAGCTAACAAGCCAGCAATTCTACTACAGTACTCCGCCTCTGTGTACTGCTTTTCTCCTACCTCGATCTTATCTGTAGCGGAGCTGTTTACTACCTCAAAGTTAATAACGCCCCTGCTATCTCCAGCGGTCTTAGGGAGTACTGCTACAGGTCTGCGTACAGAGTTCTTTCTGATACCCTTAACCCATGTAGCCAGCTTAGTAGCCTCCTCTGTGGTAAGATCTGGAGCTCCTACAATGTAATTTACTTTCTGTGTAGCAAAATACTTTGTAGCCTCATCGTAACTCTCTGCTGTTGTATCCATCGTGTAGATAATTACCTTAGATGGAGAGCCGATAAACGCTCTCTCAATATAAGCGGTATTCTCTGCACTAAAAGCACTATCTCCAGTAGGGATCTCATCCACACTACGGAGCACCATAGCCCCCTTGTTTTTGGCATCCTTAAGCATAATACCTACAATGCCTGTAGATCCGTTCTGGATGGCTGTTACTGCCTTTTTGGAAAACTCAATAATAATATCTGGTAATCCCATTCTGTTTAACCTCCTATCCGTTTGTTACTGTCTTTGTTTCAATATCCACATCTCCGATAAGCTCATAGTTATCCTCTACAGGTACATCCTCTGTAAAGTTGAGAGTAATCTTTACATATAAAGCTCCCTCACTAACCCTCACATCATCGGAGTAATTTTCTATCTTTGCATATCTAGGCTTTTCCTTAACTCCAGCTAAAGGGATTACAGGTACAACCCTCTTAAGGAGGAAAAGCCTTTTAAGCTCCTCCTTTACCTCATAGAGTTTTTCCGCTACCACTTGATTAGCCTCGTTTCTTTTCGCAAAGTAAACAATCTGGAATATCGGATCATCCTCATACACATTGAGATTTTTTAGCTCGCTACTGCCTGTAGCCAGCGTTACATAAAAGCTGTTACGCTCAAAGTTATTAGGAACCTCCTCTATATGTACTGGTACCCCAGAATAAGCGGAGGCAATAACCCTACACACGCTGTTAAGCAATCTCATAAGCTACCTCCCTCTATCTCTCTGCCTATTTGCTGTAAAAAGCTCTCTACCAGCCTGTTAAGTCTGGGCTTAGCATCCTGCATACCTTTTTCCATAAAAAAAGAGCCATTTACATAGCTCTCTTTTAACATGATCCCTTTTTGGTTCCTGTTCTTAAGGTATTTAGCTTTTCCGCCCACACTCAGCTTATCCGCTGGTAAAAATCTCTTATGCTGTACATGACCATCATTTACATACAGAGCATACTCTACATTAGTTCCCACCTCTACAAAATCGTGAGGTATCCCCTCTCCGAAAATGGTAATACTATCTACTAACCGTGAGGTATCTACTGGCACATGAGGTATAACCTCGCCATGATAGATATTAGCCATCTTCTGGAGGAGGATCTTTTTCTTATCCGCCCATTTATCCACAAACTTACTAAAGTTCTCTACAAAATCATCCCAGCCCTCGATAGTAAAGCCCTCCACTATACCTCCTCCTCAGTGAGGAGCGATACAATGAGCTGAGTACGCTTTTTATAAGGCTTATCTGCAATAGCCTTAAACTCCGTACTCATAATAGGCTTATCGTACTCATCCAGCTCATAGATATATAAAATATCTCCCCTTTTGATGAGAGCCTCCGGATCTGTGTAGAGTGTAAGATCTGTGGTATTCTTTTTCTGTGGCTGGAGCTGTGCTGTGGTAGTACTACTCTCTGCGGTATGGCACTCATAAGTACCAACCTCTACAAGAGTTTTATTAGGGCGATTAAACTCTCCTAAAGTTGAGGAGTATCTTTTTACTACCACTTGCTTATCATAGAGAAATTGCATACCTTAGCCCTCCTTATATCCGCCTACTGGATCATCCAGCGTATAGGATCTAGGAAATAACTGGCGGTATGGGTACAGCTTTTTTTCTACTGATACAGGTAATGGATCATCAAAGGTTACACTCTCATCCGCTAAGGTGTAAGAGCTCTCTCCCTCAGCCCCCAGCTTTCTAAATCGCTGGATAGCTAAATCCTCCTGCACATTCTTAAGCTGTTTAGGGAATACATCCGTATATCCTGTAATAATGCCCTCATTATTAGTAAGAGGCTCTATAAAGGTATCTCTACAAAATGCCTCTATATCCTCTCTTGCTTTCTCTAAGAGCACTGTTAATAGCCCCAGCTTTTTTGCGTTATCCTCCGATATTCCACAGAGGATCCTACAACGCTCTAAGCTATCCATAGTAGATCCCTCCTTATTCCTCTACCAGCTCTACGCCCTCTAATCCAGCCAGATACTTAGCTACTGCTAAATTGTCTGTACTAGCCTTACCATCACTGAAATACACGCCTACAGCGGATACAGTTAAGTAAAGATTTTCAGAGGTAAAATGATACACCTTTTTAGGCTTATCCTCATTCTTTTCCTCCTGCTCTGGAGTTACCTCTGGAGATACAGCACCCTCTGTAGGAGCCTCTGTACCCTTTTCCTGCTCCTGTTTTTCATCGGCTGGAGCATTTACCGCCTCATTCTTTTCCTCCTGCTCTGGAGTACTCTGTGCTTTTCTAGGCATATCCTTTTACCTCCTTACCAAAAATTAAAGACTTGCCTCTGTGATAGAGATCTTAGATCCTGCAAAGCTGTTAAGGAGCTTAATTGTACTCTCGTTAAGTACATGACCTTTGTAATAATCTCCAGCCTTAGGAAGATCCTCATAGAAAGTACCTCTAAGCTCTGCGATCTGCACCTCGCCTAAGTCTACTGTGAGGATAGTCTTAGTATCAGCATAACGATCCAGTACTAAAGAGATTTCTCCAAAGTCTGTTACGATCTTCTGTACTCCGATACCAAGTACATTCTGCATAGATCCGTTATCGCCTAAGAAACGTACATTGTTACCTGCCTTAGCAAGATTGTTAATCATACGCTTAACATTTGCATTTACAAAAGAGAAATACTCTCCCTGTGCTCCGTGATCCCACATCTTCTGGAGTGCATCTAAGAAGTGATCCTCCGTAAGCACTCCCTTTGTTTCTACAACATTGTTAGCATTTACCAGATTTACAAGTCCGTTCATCTGTCTAGGAGTAGCTCCGCTCTCCAGAGCCTTAGTACCGTTAAGGAAGTACCACTCCATATCTCTCTTAGTTTCTACTAAGCGATCCTGTACCTCAGCGTTAAATACATCGTTGATACCCATAGGATTGAGGGATCTAGCTGTACCAGATACCTGTGTTACCTTTTCGATAATCTGACACACATTAGAGAGTGTTTTTCTGCTAGAAGTGATAACCTCCCCTGCCTCAGAGCCCTCTAATTTAAGAGTACCTCTCTCAGAATTAAGCTCTTTCTCTCTCCATGTTACTGTAATATCCTTTGCTGGTACTACCTGCCCTCTACTCATAAGCAAAGTAGTAAGCGGAGTATCTGTAGGAGATGTCTGCTTAATCTCCTCTGTGAGGTCTACAACCTCATTTTCAAGAAAATCTTTTCTTTTAATCATGTCTGCCATTTCTTATTACCTCCTGTTTGAGTTATTTGTTTTGAGGAGCTGGCTTACTCCTCATCTCTGTTTCTGTAGGCATTGAGTTTTTCACTAATCATGCCCTTTACATTTCCAGCCTTTTTGTACTCATCATACTTAGTTTCATCTTTCTTGTTAGATGAGGATCCTGTAGCTGGAGTGGATCCCTTGAGAAACTCAGCTTTAGCCTTTGCAACTTCCTTAGCCACCTCAGCATCAAAGAGCTTTTTCATACCCTTTACTCTCTCAGTGAGCTTAGCTTTACGCTCATCCTCATCTGTGATAGTAGCTAAGTCCTCTACAGCGATAAGATTTCTAAAGCCAGCATCCAGCCCTAACTCCTGTACCGCATCTACTACATCCAGCTTTAAGCCCTTGATAGTAAGATCCAGATCTCTCTTAGCCTGTGCCTGTAAGCGTTCCTGCTCCTCTGCCTGTCTACGCTCATCCTCTGTCATTTTTTCCTTAGCCTGCTTATCCGCCCACTCTTTTTCCTTTTTCTTAATGGCATCCGTTACTCTCTTATCTGCCATCTTTTCATACTCTTTCTGGAGTTCTGCTCTGATCTCCTCCTCTGTCTTTACCTTAGGAGTGTTATCTGCACCTGCTCCAGTAGTGTTAGCGTTAGCTGTGGTATTAGTCTGGGTACCGTTACCCTGTTCCTGTGTCTGTGTAGCTGTGTTTGTGTTTACATCTGCCATAGTTGTTATCCTCCTTAAAATGAGTTATATAATGCTGATCCCTCGTAAGTTATCTGCAAAATATCCCTACTGTTTCTACATAAGTTAGGGTAAATATCTGGAGAAAATATGTATTTACTATGTAATCTTTTTTCAGTTTCTTTAGATTTTTATTTCAGAGCAAAAAAAAAAGAGGCTAACAAGTTTTTACACCTGTTAGCCTCTCCTGTGAGTTAATCCCACATATCATCCTCTGGTAAATCCTCCAGCACTTTATAAAAGTTAGGGATCTCTGCTATCGTCTTACCCTCTTTAATCTGAGTAAGTACCTCTATCTTTTTATCTAAGAGCTCATCACTATCCAGATTAAAATATTTCATCTCTGGAATACCGATAGCATAAGATAAAAGATCCATAATTTGTATTTTCTTTTCCTCCATTACTTAGGCACCTCCTTTAACATAGCCTCCACGCATCCTCTCAATGCTGTTACAATCTCTGGATAATCCTCAGCTAAAATATCTATAAGCTCTGGATGTCCTACGTAAAGAGAGGCATAGTTAGCTAAACTCTCTGAGCAATTAGGATTAGTCCTACGCCTATCTGTATAATAAGCGGATCCGTGACCGTATGTAACCTGTCCAGTATCTCTAAAAGTTCCCTTACTTACTGCATCGTAAATATCCTGTAATCCAGATACTCCGCCTCCAAAAAGAGCCCTACGCTCATTATCTGCCTCCTCATTAACCTCTTTTGAGAGTTTCTTATAAAGGCTATTGTATTTTTTCCAATCAATCTTTCCAGATCTATACTGCTCTTTAAGATCCTCATGCTGTGTATTAAAGGTTTCTTGTTGCTTTTTATATATTATATCACACTCTTTGGCAAAATCCTCAAAGAGCTTTTTAGCCTTATCTCCGATAACTGGAGTAGCCTTATCAAACGCCTCTACAAGAGGTTTATAAGACTGTGAAAACATTTTACTAGGTAACCTATCCTTATTATCCTTAACAGTTATCAGCATATCTAAAAAGTGCATCTCCTCATGTAGGTTAGTATCATAGGTGCCGATATAATTAGGATTTATTTTAGGGATACCTACATCAAAAACATATTCAAAATTTCTATTCCATGATCTTTTAACCCTGTGCTCTCCATGTGTTACCTTTAATACTACCTCATCGGATAGCCCATCACACAATTTATCCATCTTAGTATATAGTGCTACCACATTAGGATCTACGGATGTTTTAGAGTTCATATAATCTAATAGAGCTTGTGTATTTTTAGCCTCTGGCTTAGTTGCATAAAAAACTTGTGGGTAATCTGTGAGCTTAATCTGCTCTGGTACAGGAGTAGGATTTTCTTTAAGTTCTTTCTCTACTGTCTTTGTATTAACCTTTTCTACAATTTTTACCTCCTCCTGCTTTTTAGCCTCTGCCTCTCTCCACTTCTCATAGTTCTCAGCACCTCTAACGGATCCTGTAAGCTCATTAAGCTCATTATCCTCAAAGGTATCACTTACTACAGGAATATACACACATCTACAGTTAGGATGGCGTGGGAGAGTAGGCTCCTCTCCCCTTTTGAATACCTTACCATTATCCGCCCTGCAATACTGGCAAGTTCTACTATCTCCACCATTAGCACAGCGATATTTAAGCTCCTCTACTCCAGTATCTTTATATACATCATCGTGAGCACAGTAAGTAACTCTCTTTGTTTCTGTCCTTGCTACCCTCTCAGCGTTATATCTAGCTGTATCTATGCCCTTATTGATCCTATCCGTGATCTGAGGTATTCCCTCTCCTAAGATCATGCTCTGAGTAAGTCCTACACGGAGATTTCTACCCAGCCTCTCCTTATCCTGCCAGAGCCTATCTGAGAACATAGCACCGCTCCACGGATAATCTAAGGTTTTCTGTATCAGAGCTGGATTAAGCCTGTTAAAATTAGCCTTTACCGTTATGCTCTGCCCCAGATCGTACACTTGCCTTAAAAACTGATCCGTATAGATATTACTAAGCCCCTGCCTAAAGGTAATCTGCTCTTTCTGTCCTAAGGCTTTTATCTGCTCCCCGATCTGCTCAAATAATCCTCTACTCCGTGTGAGTGCTGATTGATTAGCATAGCTCCAATCTCCTCCAGCCTTTTTAACCTTTGCTATGGTTTCTGTTACACTGGCAAGGATCTCTTTCTGACAACTAGCATAAATAGAGGCTAAGACTTTCTCCATCTTAGCCTCATCCTCAAACGCTTTGAGATTATTTTTAAGTACTGCCTCCTCACGCTCCTTAATGAGCTTAGCTCTCCTCACACTGTCCTCATGGAGGATCTTTTTCTGCTCTGGAGTAAGCTCTGAGTATGGGATACCGTACATTTTCGCTACTTCTTTATTTACATATCCTACATTAGCCACTCTTTACACCTCCTTACAGCCTCATATAGCCCTTTTACTGTTCTGGCTGAGGGATTGTAGCCCCCTGTGCATTTAAAGCCTCCTGTGGGCTATTCTGTGCGTTAAGGTTAGGGAATAAATTATTGCTATCCTCTGTAACATTCTGCATAGAGTAAGGATCTGTACTCTGTCTATCTCTTTCCTTATCTGCCTCCAGCTTTTCCAGCACTTCCTTAGGGTTATCAATGAATGGGAGTAAGCTGAGGAGCGTTTCCTTATCCACTTTTCCATCCAGCTTAGTTACTGTATCTACAATTTCTGTAAGATTGTTAGGTACATTTCTACTAAACTCCACTTTGAGGTTAAGTACATCCACCTCACGCCCTGTATTTACACGGATAGGCACACTAAGCACTCTTACCAGCTCCTTTATAGCCTTTTCCATCTTTCTCTCTTTGATAATACACTTAGTTTCCAGCCCAAAGAGCTTAAATCTGATAGCTACACCGCTAAGATTTCCTGCAAAGTTCTCATCTGAGAGATCTGGTACAGCGGAAAACTTGTGGATATTCTTCTCCAGCCTGTTAAGATGGTTCTCTAGTGCCTCCGTCTGGATCTCCTTAGTGATAAATTTAACATCTCCATTCTCCATTACCTCAATAATGCCCTCATCTTTGAGTTTTTGAATATTATCCCCACTCGCTGTCATGTTTTTAAGCATTAAATAGGCGTTTCTAAATGCCTCAAACTCATTAGACACATCGGAGAGCACCTTATCATAATCATTTACAAGAGTTTCTATCTTTTCAAGATCGCTCATCTGCTCCTCATTGTTATAAACAGTGATAATAGGGATCCTACCGAAAATGTGAGGCTCCTCTTTTACAAACTCATAGCTTGCAAACTGTCTAGCCTTGCCCTTACCTGTAGCCCCACAGGATCCATCATCTACACACTTAAAAGTTTCTATCTTAGTAGGGCTATACACCTCTGCATAGTGGGTAGTTTTTTTAGTATCCTCTGTATCAATATCATACAGGCGGATCTTATAGGCTGGCTCCTTTGTTGAGCTGTTCTTGTACACCACAATAAGATCCTCTGGGGATACTCTCATCATCTTAGTGTGGCTCTCCTCATCTTGATATACTAAAATATGGGATAAGCCCTTAATCATAGCCTCCTTACCCCACTCTATAAAAAGATCGTCTTTATCATTATCGCTACAGATCCTATCTAACTCATCCTGTACCTTTGTATCCTCCAGCTCTGTAAGGTCTACTCCTACATCCGCTGGATCTGCCTCTACAGGTGCCTTATCCTTTTTAGGCTCTGTATAGTTAAGTACAATAGGATTACCCAGAAAATAACCTACTGTGTTATCAATCGTCTGTCCGAAAAAGTCATTTACCAGCTTGTTATTAGGCTTGTTTTTATCTTTTCTCGGTCTGTTCTGGATCTTATGCTTACCCTCGTACAACTTTTGAAACTTTATATATCTGGGAGCGATTTTATTTACATGAGTATCTACCAGATCATTAAGAAATTCTGTACTAAATCTGCCTCCCTCAACTTCTACATTAAACTCTCTGTCTATCGGTCTGCTAAGCTCTGCCATATTGCTTATATCCTCCTTTTCTGCATAAAAATAAGCCCTCACTTATTAGGGCTTTTACACTAAATTCTAAAATCTTCTCTTTTAAGTACTCTGATCTCATTACCGCCATCTGCCATAGTCATAGCAAAATCTAGGGCATCAAATAAATCATCGTGATCCACCTCTGGGAATAACAGTAAGCACTCCTCCAGATCATCCATACCCTCTCTAAAATATACCTTGTGGTTTTCAAAGTTAGCCGATCTCCTCATAGCTCTTGTTACTTTGTCCTTAGAGGTATTGATATTGATAATAGGGAGTAAAGATAATCTCCTAAGCTCCTGTGCTAAGGATTTCTGATAGGCTACCGTTTCTACTCCGATCCGCTCTACCATAGGGAATTTATTTCTACCGTAGTCGATAATGGTATTAAGCTGGGTATTAAAGGTTAATCTCTCTTTCACATAATCCAGTACATACACATTATGATCTGCATCTACCCCTATTACCATGAGTACAAAATAATCTCCTTTATCCTGCTCTTTCTCAGATATTGCTAAGTCGCATCCAAAACAAAGCCTTACTTTGATCCACTGATCTATACCATCCTCTGTCTTAACTCGTACCTTAGCGGTCTGAAAATCATAGTCAATCTTGTACTCCTCGTAATATCTGAAATACTGAGCCTTAAAGATTTTACCCTTTGCCAGCTCTGTATCATTTTGATACTGCATATTGAAAATGATCTTACCAGATTGCTTAAGAATAGCCTCCAGCCTCTCTAAGCTAAACTTTTCCTCCCAGAGAGATACTTTCTTACCGTTTACCACTCTTATAGCTCTCTGGGTATTTACCACATAATCCTTACTCTTTATCAGATCCTCATACAGATCCAATGGGTTATATCGTGTACCCAGTATATGGATCTCTCCATCTGGCTCTAGGGTAGGGAAAAGAGAGCTATAAAACCACTCCTTAAGGTTACTCCTCTGCTTTTCTGTTCGTGCATTTTCCAGCCCTACTAAATCATCGCCTATAATTACATCAAAGTGCTTAGAAATAACCGCTCCAGAGGCTCCTAGTGCTGTTAGAGTAGCCTCTTTCTTAATAATGCTCCTCTTATTTACAGTAAACTCTCTATCATTCCATACATTATCCTTACTGGTTTTCCAATCTCCGAAAATCCTAATAAGATCCTCATTCTGCTCAAAGTGAGTACGAACCTCTTTAAGAAACGCCTCCGCCTGTGTCTGTGTTTTTGATCCTATCATAATACGGATATTAGGATCTCTGAGGATCCTTGTAATACAATAATCTACATCGCCTACAGTACTTTTACCAAAACCTCTAGGGGCTAGATCTAGCGTGCTCTTACTATTCGATATGTTAGAGATAATACTCTTATGGAGATCCATTACATTTCTCTTAGTAATGTAGGTGCATACCAGATAATACGCTATCTCAAAATCTGCCTCCTGTATGAGGTACTTTATCATAGCATCTCTTTCTCTCTGATCCTGTACCTCCCCTAGCTTATCCTCTACTAGGGATACTACTTTATAATCTAACACATCCGCCTAACCTCCTTTCTACGCATAATAAAAGGGAGCCTGTAAGCTCCCTACATCGTTACCAGTTTAATAATAAGTACTATAGCTACGATCCACAGCGTAACCACATTAAACGCCTGTACATTCTTATAACGGTTACTCTCTGGCATAGCATTAAACCAGAGTGTATCTACTACCGATAGTCCTACTACCGCTATGGTACAGAGAATAAATACCAGCTTTAATAATCCTGCTACCATGTTCTACTCCTCCTCTCACGCTCCTTATACTCTGCCTCCTCTCTGAGGTCTTTATAAGTCCTGCCACAGTATCTACACCTCCAGCCCCAGCCTTTTGTATATTCTGGCTTATGCTTAAGGATATAGAGTGTATGTTTGCATCTTCCTAAATCACTCATCACAGTACGCTTCCTTATATGCTCTCTGGATCTTAGGGATCTGTATAGCCATCCAATCTATCATCTCCTCATTTTTAGCCCAGCACTTACTACCGTAGGCATTTTGCCATAAACCACTCTCATAGAGAAAAGCGTGTACTATCTCATGGCGGAGTACCTTTTTCTGATATGCTACCAGATCCTTTACACTCTCCGCACTCTGCTTATAGTTAAAAATGAGGATCTCCTTTACACTAGGATCACACCATCCATCCGCCTCTCTATCATATCTGTAATCATCCTCATCTATGATACGGATACTGTATCTGGTTCCTAAAATATGTACCTCACTATTAAAAGCTCTGTGAGGCTGTGTACTGCCTGTACTCTCAATATCATCTAAAGATACAGTTATCTCCAACCCTGTATCACAGAGCTTTACTGTAGCTGTACCCTTTTCAGTGCTATACCCTGTTACCTCTCCTACCATCTGCTTATATGCCTTAAGATATACAATCTCTCCAGTAATATCTCTGGTTATATCTCCGCTTACTATCTGCATTACTATTTATCCTCCTTTTGTCTGTTCTCCAGCTCCACATTGTTATTAGAGCTTGCTACACACAATCCCATTACAAATACTCCTACAATGCCTCCTAATACAAAGCATCCTATACACGCTAATACCATCATATAATCCTCCTAACTGAAAAGGAGAGCCTTTTACAGCTCTCCCTCCCTAACCTCTGCCTTTATTTAACTGTTTCCAACTCCATAGGCTCCAGATCATCAAATACCACAGGTACTCTCTCTCTAAGCTCCTTTAAGAGCGGTACTGCTACCTCTAACATCTGCGGATGAGGCTTTCCTGTAGATCCGCAAGCTCTAAGGCTTAAGAAGTGCCTCCACTCTCTAAGGTTAGCTGTCATTACTACCTCTGTTTTGAGGCTGTTAGGTAAAATAGATCTTGCCTCCTGTGGAGTTCTACCGATAAGGATAAAATCCTTGTATAACTGCTCTGCTTTCATACAGCTATCTACCCAGTTATCCATCTCCACGCTATTCTCAGTAAAGAAACATGGGCGGATAAAGGTTACATCTCCTACATTACCCTTACTGTAATTACAATACCTTGTACTCTCCTGTGCATAGCTGGCTACTCTGTGGCGTACAATCTCATGAGATACACCTCTATCACAGATAAACTTTACACTAAAAGAGTAGTGCTCCAGCATCGCCATGTGATTACTCTTAATGAGAGCTCTGACCATCTTCTCAGCGGATCCCTCTGTGATTTTATCCTCACTCTTATAACACACTCTGGCTACTCTCTCGATCTTCTTTAAGATTTCCTCCCCATTGAGGGGATCTAAGATCTCATATCCTGCATCTACAATTCTCATCTTATGCCCTCCTCTTATCCTCTATATGCTCTGGATCTGCTATGGAGATAAGCACTATGCTACTAATAGGAATAGTGCTTACACAACTATGAAACAAAGTACTCTCATCAACATAGATATACTCATCCTTAATATCTACGATCTTACCAGTACCCCCACGCTCCCCATTAAACCCTACTCCTCTAGGATCAAAGGGAGCTACATAATTTACATCTACAGTATCTCCTACTCTAAACTGCTCTTTCTTACCACTATTAGATACAAGCTCTACAATTCTCTCTACTTTAGAGATCTTTCCATCTAACATAATTACCTCCTTACAGCACCATAGCTAAGCGATCCTTAAGCTCTCGCTCAATGTACTCTCTTACCTCAATCGGATTAACATTATTACCTGTAATATGTACCTCTGTATATCCGTTTCCCTCTTTAATCTCCTCCAGCTCTACTCCTGCCATGCCAGAGATAATATCTTTAATGGTTTTATCTACGATCTCAGCAATTTCCTCATCGGTCTTACCTTTTCTCTTGCCTGTGATCTCGATATGTCCTACAGATCCTCTAAACACGCCATGTAACAAAGCATCCAGAATATCATCATGCTTAGGATTGTCTTTCATACCGCATTTACAATTAGGATGTACTGGAGGCTCTTTTCTTCTAGCTCCCTCGATAGCCTCAATCTCAAACTGGATAAACTCCTGTGCTTTCTTAAGATCCTGTACAATATCATCCTTATGCCCTGCTCTGGAGATGTACTTTACAGCACTTCCTAAGTTGAAATTTAATCCCCACGCTCTGATTACATCCTTAGGCTGTGGGTTCAATCTGTTATAGTGTTCTGGGTTAATAGCATTACTCATATTATGCTTACCTCCTTATGTTTGATAAGTAACATAATCACATAAACCTTAAAAAGTTAGATTTATTTACCTTTTTTCTTTTCCTTTGTGCAATTCTTACAAAGGGCTCTATATTTTCCCTAGGGAAAAACCTTATACCCATTGTGCAATCTGCACTACTTCTTAGCACTTTTCATAAGCTGAGCGATCTCGTCTAAGCGATCCTTAGCATCCTGTGAGAGCTCCTGTGTACCGCCACGCTCTACACGCTCTGTAGCCTCTCCCATAAGGAGCATATCCAGCTTAACCAGCCTCTCAAAATCGTTGATATTCTTTACTTTTACCTTGCCCTGTGCAATATCCTTACTAAAATCAACCATAAGGTTATTGATAAGGATACGGTACTTAGTCCGTACATCCGTTAGTTCCGCTGTGATCTTAGCCTCGTTACTGTTCTGAGCGTTCTCTATATTTCTCTGTGTTACTCTGGCTACCCAGTTAAAAGCCCTGCTCCAGCCTGCTACCGTTCTCTCCGTTCTCCCTATGGTTTCTGCTACCGCTCTAAGTGATCTCTTATCTCCTAAGCCATAATACAGCTCAAAGGCTTTTCTCTGGAGCTCATTCTCTTTACTCAATGTATTAGGCATTACTCCGCCTCCTTTCTCCTCTCTTATGAGGCTATTTTCCTTGCTCTTTGTGAATAGGAGGGATTTTCTACAGTTTTACTTACATTCCTGTTGTTATCCGTTAATTCCCTACCTTTTCTTTCTATCTATCTTCCTTACTATGTTTTCTTTTATAGTACTGAAATTAGTTTTTATATTTCTTTGTATTATTACATTAACTACTCTTATATGTTTATTTAGTATTATTGCTTTATTTAAGCCTCTTTTCCGCCCTCCTCCGCCTTTTCCTCATTTCATAGGAATTTCAGTAAGGAGAATGAAATTAAATAGAGCTACCTCTTACAGTAGCTCTTTCTCTCTTATATGAGTTGTTAATACTCTTATGATAGTTTCTTTCTCCGCCAGCTCCGCCTTTACGCCTCTTACCTCTCGATATACTTCATCTCGGATCTTATTACAGGTATTTCCATGATCTGTGAGCATCCTGTTATATTTCTGTGTCATTCTGTCTATAACATTTTGATCTACTCCCAGCTCTGCCAGATTTCTTATCTCCTCTGCTAAGGTCATTTCTCTTACTCCGCTCATAACCACTTTTACGCCTCTCTTTCTCAGCATCCTCTCCAACACATCCATGTAGGAGGTTTTTACTATAAGCCTCTCTTTAGTAGCCATGTAATAAAGCCCTCATCTGGAGTACTCTCTACATACTCATTGTATCTATTGCTAAGCATTACCAGCTCATCCTCTGTAATCCTTACACTGTTGGATCCGAAACGGAGCATAGGTAAAGTAGTTTTCTCCTCTTTCTTCTTTTTCTCCTTAGGTACTTCTTTCTCTGTAAAGATCTCTTTAAGGTCTATCTCTGTAAAGCCCATTACCTCTAAGGAATAATCTACCGCCTGTAACTCAAATAACTCCTTTTTGAGTAACTCATCATCCCAGTTACTTAACTCTGCCAGCTTGTTATCTGCAATACGGTAAGCCTTTACCTGCTCTGGAGTGAGATCATCTCTTACTATGTACGGTACTCTATCCAGCCCTGCTAAGATACTAGCCTCTCTCCTCGTATGCCCTGCGATGATAACCATATCTGCATCTACGATAATCGGATTAGTAAATCCGTACTCCTTAATACTCTCCATAACCTTTTTTACTGCATAATCGTTAATTCTAGGGTTATTCTCATAAGGGATAAGATCCAGCGGATCTGTGTACTTTACTTGTAAATCTTTCATAGCCTCATGTACCTCTCTTTCTATTTATTTCCTAAGCTATGTAATTTTGTTTCATTAGTTAGGGTACATATCTGTAATATTTATGCACCCTTTTACAGATCAAACTCTCCACGCTCTGTATAAGAGCCTCCTACCTGCTTAAATTGCACTCTCTGGTAGCTATTTAGGTTACTAAGAGGGATCTCTGTTTCTCTCCTCCGCTTTTCCTGCTCTGGAGTTTCATAGGGATTACTCATTTTCTTTCTCTTATCCCTATCTGAGGATGTATAATAAGGATCATGCTCTCTTAGCCATTTATCCGCCTCATCTTCCTCACGCCTAAACTTACTCAAATCCCTCCACCGCCTCTCTGCATCTATCGCACACCATAGAGCCCTCTGGTATTATCTCTCCGCACATTACACATCTGCTATCTGTGGAGATCTCTTTACTCCTTACTGCCTTGTACTCATAAATCCTTATGGTATCGTGTACTACTCCGCACTCATCTATAAAACATAGAGGCGTTTCTCCTCTCGGTCTTTTCAATTCTATGTAGGATCCGTTTTCATCGGTTCCACACTTTATTAAACTCATCTAATCCTCCTCCAGATAAGCTCTAAGCTCTCTCTGTATTCTCTTTATACCGCTGTTTATATTCTTACTAATAACGCTCTGATCCACTCCCATTACAAACGCTAACTCATCCTGTGTATATCCCAGTACCAGCACATACGCTATACTCATGTACTGATAATGGCTTAGCTTTCCTTTTCTGTATGCCTTATTAAACTCTGCTCTATCGCTTTTATGGTATTTATCCAGATCAATAGCTGTTACTGTCTTAAGGTCTGTGAGGATACAGGTAGCTACTGTATCTCCTTTTTCACTTAAGCCCTCTAAGCCTCCCCAGTTTCTCAAAAATCTCTTTATGTTCTTAGGATCCTTATAACTCAGCCTTAGTAATTGATCGTTTACTACATTTCTTACAATCGCTCCCAACGCTACCGCCTCCTCTCATTAGCTTTTCTATGTATCTTAGGTGTACCTCCGCTGTAATACCGCTGTATAACCCAGTGCCTTTTACTGTAGCTACACTCTTTCTAAGAGCTATAATCTCTCCATAGGTATAATCATTATCCAGAGGACACATCCACTTAATGGCATCTCCTACCTTAAACATCGTGTACCTCCCTTTTAACAAGAAAAAAGGAGTATAGTTTTTCCTATACTCCTTCTTGATCCTGTATTATTCCTGTGTTAGTTCCTGTCTTAATTCCTGTGCTCTGGCTATTACCTCTCTGCTATATGCTGAGCTATAAATATCTTTAGCCCACAGCTTTTTAGCTCCGCTCTCTCCCATGTTATATACCATGAGTACACAATTTTCTCCGCTGGATGCTAAGTACTTATCCTGTATCTCTCTTAAACAGTTAAGCCCTACTCTGATATTTTGATATGGATTAAAGAGATCTGTTACTCCCTCCGCCTCCATCCGCTCTGTATGCCATTTCTCGTATATCTGCATATAGCCCTTACTATTTCCGTTATCTCCTACCTTATCCCAGTGATAACCACTCTCCCTCTCTATGAGGGCTAGTACCGTATAATAATCTACTCCGTACTCTTTACACTCACACCAGAGGTAAACCTGTACTATTTCTGGAAAACATCCTCCAGCATCCTTATACTCTTGCTGGATTTCATAATATCTAAATCCATCCTCGTATACCTCTGATCCCCAGTCTGCACTCATCGTATTATACGGATATGTATAATTAAGATCGTGCTCCAGCTTTGCCTCCTGCTCTGTTTTCGTTACTGGCTCTGTGTTCTCAGCTTGCGGAGCTTGTAGAGTTTCCGTAATATAAATCTCCTCAGTAGGAGGCTCTTTATCTGCTCCCTTTAGATTTACACTCATTATCACAGTAATTACTCCTGCTATTACCGCTCCTACCAGTATTAAAGGCAATATTTTTACTCTGGCTCTCCTCTTTCTTCTAATTCTCCTTTTGCTCATCCTGCACCTCCTGTAAGATCCTGTTTAATCCTGCTATTACTTTCTGCATATTATCCACTTGCCCTACTAACCTGCTTAGGGTAGTGGATATATCATCTGGATCTCTGGAGTACCAGTAACCATAAGTAGAGCTACATATAGCCTCTCCATTCTGCCTCAGATCGCTTACAATGTTTCTTAGCTGTTTCTCATGTACATTAAACAGTACACACAGCTCTCTAGCCTTTACCGCTTTTCCCTCCGATGTATGAAACTCTTTAAGGTACTCAACTATATCACATCCTACCTCTGACACGGTTTTTACCTCCCTTTTAAATTGATATATAACCTAATCACTTTTGAGGAGGATTTTTAGATAAAATAGAAAAAAGTGGTACATCTTTTCTTACAAAATGTACCACTCTCTGTATTATTCCTCTACGATCTCTCCATCTTCTGTTACTTCTACAATTTCTCCCTCGATACAGCGGTAGTATGTATCCTCTTTAATATTCTCTCCATCTACTACTACCATCTTAGCTCCTGTGAGCTCCCAACTCTCCTTATCATAAGGATCCATATAATCTCCATCGCTATATCTGGCTCCTACATATTTCCAATCAGAGAGGATAAGATGAGCTCCCTTACAGCCCTTAGCTCTTGCCTCATGCCCCCATGCAACCGCTACACCAGTAGGATCACTAACAGATGAGGCTCCTTTATACCCTGTAGCAGATGAGGCTCCACAATTCCCTGTAGCAGATGAGGCTCCATAATCCCCTGTAGCAGATGAGGCTCCACAATTCCCTGTAGCAGATGAGGCTCCATAATCCCCTGTAG